GTCGTGGAACAAGCCGAGAGCCAAAACACTGCCAGGCAGACAACTGCAGCCTGAATTCTACGCATCGATCCCCCTTAATACGCCTGAGTCTTCCCCTGAACAGGCTCCTCTTGTACCACAGAGATGTCCCTCAGTCCATGACCGACCCATGCTACAAGCCGCGTGCCACGCTGGCTACAGGCGATCCACAAAATTTTGTTAATCACTGCTGCTAGTAGCATTGTCTAATAGCGTCTAATCGCGTCTATCAAATCTGCACCGATTCTGCACACGTGTCAGCCTACCGTACCTAAAGCAGATACGCGCTCCCACTCCTCTATAAGGGTGCCGTCTGTAACGTCGTCCGAGCTAACGCGGTCTTTGTATAACCAGCACTGGCTATAGAGCCGCTGACGATGGTCGAGCAAGGCCGCGACGAGCCCTTTGAGCTCCTCGGCGAGAAACGAAACCATCTTATTATCCTGGGTACGCACGGCGATAGGCGCAGACGTCCCAGCGGCTGTAGTAGCCAACAGCGAAAGCTCGTTGATGTACGATAGCGAAACGCTGTACGCGTTGCCGTAATAGATGTAAGGCTGCGACAGCGCCCGCTCGAGCCACCTATTCCACCCCGTAGTTATCTGGGCTTTAAGCAAATCACGGTCGACAACCCACTCATTCTTTTCAGTGCTCCACACGTAATAATGCGCAGGCTTTTGTTTAAAAACGAGTTCGCCATCTAAGATAACGTAGTTACTGATAAGATCAGCAAGATCGCCACGGAAATCTACGGCGGTGACAGTCAGGCCATCTACACCGAGAGGCTCAGCTGTGGAAGCGCTTAGAATGTTAGCGCCGTTGTGAATTACATAAATCATTCTATTTTTACCCCCAATGGAATAACTATCTCGGCAGTCGACGGCATGGTAGTATTACTATATATCGAAGGGATCGGGTATGTCCCGGCAAGCATATGCACTCTAATTTGAGAATCACTCAGACGCGTATACTGGAGTTGAATGTGCCGATAATGCGTTGATGAGACATAAAGCAAGGCAACATCTCTTGACATGCCGGGTAGAAAATAAAGTGGCCTGTTCGTAGGGTTAGTCACATTAAACGTGATGTCCTGAGACGGGGTGCTCGCGCTAACAGGAATGCGGATAACGTCAGTAATTAACAGATGCGGGGCCAGACTTGTAAAAGTAGTTTCTCCAGCAGCGTTACGCAGCTCCAGACCGTGACCTGATGCGTAGCTATCCAGGGGTACAGCGGCGCTGGCATGAACCCACCACCATACTTCGGCTGCATACTGCGCAGGAACGATAGCCACTTGGTTTTTGCTAATCCGCAGATAATCGAACAGAACAGTCTTACCAGCGGGGGGTCTAAAGCCAACAATAGACTGCTCTGGATTAGGGCCAAGACTGCAGTTGGCAACTACCGCGCCGTACCATGAATCCTCCCATGGCTCAGCCCAAGGCCACCCAGCGTTAGAATAGTATCCTGTAGCAAGGACCATAGTTGTAGAACCGGAGTTCAGGATCACATGCGCTTTATTTGCGTCACTAAGCTGTACGAAACCCTGCGCGTTCCTTGTCAGCAACCCGTGCGACATAACTTAGACCCCTATAAACCCAACACGGAGTTTCGTAGCAACAGACGACCCGTTACGAATAGTAATGCTAGAATCGTTGGTAATACCGGCGAAATCCCGCCACGCAACTGGCTTCTCGTACCCGTTCTTAACTTCAGACGTAGTATCAAACAAGCCCCCGTCTGCTATAACCAATGAGAAGTCACGCGCATGGCTCGGAATGGTAAGCGTAATAGACCCATACCCAGGCAGCGAAATAGACGCAGAACCTACAAGCACAGCGAGATAATCGGTCAACTGTATGCGCAAGGCACCTGACGAGCTATATAGCTGTATACCGTGACTCATGCCGACAAATCCCCCAACTTCACACGAAGCACACCGTTCTCGTCGTACACTTTGATGGCATTGTCCTTTATCTCAAGCCGCGCGCCACTTGTCCCGGATTTAACGCTGAACGTCCCGAGCGTCATATCAATCGCCACGCGACCGTCGACACTCTGCAATTTGCCCGCGGTGATGGTGCCCATATTCGCGCTGATGGCCGACAGCGTCGCAGCGCTGATTTTATCAGCGGAGATGTTGGCGATTTTCGCGTCGGTGATCGTCGCATCTTCAATATAGGCACCGTTCATCACTGTCTTGCCACCGGACACGCCAAACACCAGCGAGTCCGACGCGCTCGGATGGAAAATCGAGAAGTTGTCCGCCAACACCTCAAATGAGCTGGTGACACCGTCGTTCATCAACCCGACGCCGGCCACGCGGCCGTTAACGTCTGTTTTGATCGTCCACTGCGAAAGAACGCCGTCGATCGACTGCATCTGCTGGGCGATATACGCCGTGTTCAGCTGACCGGCCATCAACGCGCCAAGTGACGGTTCGCTGCCGTCCATGACCTCAAAACGCGGGCGTGCGAAGTGCTGCTCAGTGTCGGCCAGTGTTGAGTAGTACAGGTATGCGCGATGTGTCTGCGTCGTCGCACCCGGCGCGTTCTTGAACTCAGTCCCGTCGAGCACTTTCTCGCTGGTCTCGCAGTCGTACACGCCGGCAACGCCAGTGTCGCCCCCGGTATAGCCAGACCCGTGAATCACGCCAACGAGCATGTACCACTTGCCGAGCTCAGGCAGGTGGCCAGCCCAGAAATACGGGTTGCCGTTGGCTGTGCCGCTCAAGTTATACGTCAAGCCGCCGCCGCAGCCGTGGTACGTATGCCCGTCCGTGCGGTTCGTCACCTTCTTGATAAACACCACACTGCGATATGTTTTGGTGTGGTCGATCTCAACCGCATGATTCCAGCCGCCGTCAGAATAGTTGTTCGGGACCGCTACTGCCCGCCAGACATTCTCAGTAGCACCCGTCGGGCCGTCGCTAAGAATGATCGAGTTCTCGGTCGACGTGCCGTTCTGTGCGAATGGGCCTTGCGAACCCGTTGTGCCGAGCACCCAGTCCCGAGGATCGAGCAAGTTGCCCGGCGGAATATTGTCCACCGTCGACTGCAACTGGGTAATCTGCGTGGCCTGAGACGACACCTGCCCTTCGGTCGTCGTGACCCGAGTATCAAGCGCCGACAGGCCGGCTGCAGTGGCTGCTACGCCTGTGGTCGGGTCGTTTACGGTAGACTCAAGCGCTGTGACGTCCGCGGCGATAGACGCGTCAGCGTCCTGTCGTGCGACCTGCTCAGCGAGAATAGCGGCGCCGCGTGCATCTGCCTCAGCGGACACCGCCGCAATACGGTCCAGCACTTCCTGTGAAAGACCCGCTTCGACTGAGCTGATCCGACCAGTCAGCGCTGAGTGCAGATGCGTCTCAGTAATCTGCCCCTCCAACGCATCGAGAATCTCCGCCGGCGGTACAGCGGTCTCCGCATAAGTGCCGGACGTGCCGTTATACGGGCCGGTGACGTCAGCCTGACTCTTAAACCGCACCCAGTAATAGTAGCCGCGCGCAGTATCAACTGGATCGGCATACACCTCAGACGACGACACGCCGACCAGCTGCGCGGTGGACAGGTCATCCACCTCCGAGCGCCAAATCTCAGTCAGCGCGTGATATGCGTACCTGGGGATCGTCCACTGCAACAGGACGTGCGTAAACGCGCCTTGCGCGGTCAGGTTCTTGGGCGCCGGCGGCGGTGTCGTAGGGATTCGCGGCGTGTTAAGCGAAAAGTCATTACGCAGTTTCAGCTCAACGCCGCGCCCGCTGATTGTCACCACGCCGTTCTCATACAGCTCGCGCAGCGTTACTGCACGATCGAGGCTATCGCCGCGACGGCCGAGGCGAATATCGAGCGCCTCTTTCATCGAAGCCAGCAGCCGACGAAGGTGCGGGTCTTTAACCGTAGACGGCTCCGGCAGCGCGGGGACTTTGGTCTCAGCCATCAGCCAACTCCTGAACAGACCGCGCCATCGCTACGCTGTGAACAGTGGCCGAGCCGCGCAGTTCAAGCTGCCATGACCGCGCACGACCGGCTGCAAGCCGGACGGGGTCGCTGGACAGCACAGAATACGTGCGCGCAACGCCATCGCGGATCACATCGACCACGATCGGGTATGCGTCCGCGATCACGCGCAGCGTAGAAAACGATGCCGGACGCGGCAGCTCGAATACTTTCGACCGCCACGTGAAGGGGGTCACGGCGCCGGCGTCAAATTTCACAAGCTGGGTGCCCTGCGCCAGGTACAACGTGTCCTCGGCTGCATCGTAGTAGCCTGCGTCCGCAAAGAAATCGAGCTCGACAAATGCCGACGTCTGGTTGCCAGGTGTGAAAATGAATCCGCCCTGCGTGCCGGCGCCGCCGTTATAGAACGCCACATAGCGTCCCTCCCAGCGAAACGCGCTAATGGTCTCGGGCTTGAACCGCTGCCACTGCTCGCGCCGGAACAGCCCTTCGGTCAGCAGTCGAATCGAGCCGTTTTCGATGCCAACCAGCCCGTCAGGACTGGCGTAGATCGCATACTCGCCCATATCGACCATGCTGCGCTTACTCACGCACGCACGGCGTTCATCCAGCTCTTGAATAGCGATCGCTCGGGGATCGAGGCCGACCGCCAACACCGGCTTGTCCGTTGTCGCCACCAACACGCCGGTGCTCGTCGTCTCGATGGCAACGATTTTGTCCTTCAACGGGTAGCTGTACGGCCACGCGTGAGGAAGATACGGATCGGAGTACACCAGCGTGTTGCCACTGAAACCGACAAACACGCCATTCGGCAGAGAGCGGATGCCCAACATCTCACCCGTCGGATACCGGCTAAGGTCATCGTCCGGCGGCGCATCCCACAACGTAGACGGGATCACTTCGCCCAGCGACGCGGCTGGAACAGTGTCCACAAAGCTGCCCGTGCCGATCGGCACATCGGCGAGAAACTGGAACGCCGTGTCACTACTACCGGAGTTTGACCGATAGACCCGCCACAGCGCGCCGGAGCCAAAGTTATAGTTGCCGGTCGGAACCGCGGGCATCGTAACCGTCACTTCCTGCCCGTCGGTAATCACAACAGCTGTTGACGGCGGGCTCGGCGGCCCCTCCTCGCCCCACGCGGTGACAAGCGTCAGTACATAGTAGACCGTTGACTCAAGCCCTTCCTGATCCGGGTCAGGGGCGCCGGTCACAACCGCTTCGCAGGCGCTCGGCGCGGGCACCCCGACACGGTACGCGTTGGCCGGGAGTACAGACGCGCCGAACGCGATGTCGTTTCGCGTCTGCCTCGGATAGCCGGTGCCGGTGAAATACACCCGGTCAGTCACATCGTACGCAACGGGCGTGCGCGCCACGTCAACGTCCTGATCCCAAGTGAACCAATCAGTATCGGTGTAGCGATAGATAGACTTCGCGGCGATCGGCAGCGCGCCGACTGAAAGCGGCCCGCGCAACGGTTCAAGCGACCCGGCGTCCACGCGGCAGTTGACCGCTTTCGTTGCAAACTTGGCATCGAGCAAACGCGGGGAGACCGCTTCAGCCGCGCCTGAAAACTGGCTGAGCGAAATCTTCATGCGTCACTTGACCTCGGGCAGATCAGGCCGCTTCAGCGACCGGATGACATCCTCAACCGTCTCGTCGTCGAGCGTGTTGGTTGTCATCTTGGCCAGCTTGCGCAGCCCCGCGACCACAACACGAGACACCAGCCGCTCGACAAGGACGCCCCACGGCAGCTTGCCAAACAGCGAGACCAGTGCTTCCTTCAGCAGCTTCAGAACGATCGTCTTGATAAACCAGCTCATCCAATACCTCCCACCTTAATAATCAGGCTCGCCAACCCGAAGAAGACTGCCGCACTGCCACCGACCGCCGCCCCGACCTTGGCGATCGTGCCCCAGGACGCTTGGCGAATGGTATGGTTTGTGAGAGTCGACGTCTCGACATGACGCAGGCGTTTCTCGTGATCGTCCACCTGCTCGCTGATGCGGCGCATCGCATCGTCCTGACGCACATGCCGCTCTTCCATGCGGGTCGTGATGATCGCCTGCTGTGTCATCGCGTCTGCCAGCTTGGTCATCGCACCTTCGATGCGCTGAAACTGATCGCGCGTCTCTTTGCGGTGCTGTTCGAGAACTTCAAGCACTTGCGCCTCGTAAGCCATCAATAGCTCCACACCCAAGGACGCGGATGCTCCGGCCTCTCCAGGTCGTCAAGGTGAATAAACCGACTGCCATGCGGGCCTTTCTGGCTGACACCGATCCCGGTAAAACCAAAACGCGCGGCCTGCGTGAGTATCTGAAACGCCTGCTCGCCGGACACACGAATATCCACCGCGCGGCCTGTGGTGTGCGGGCCGGTAGCCCCGGTGGACGACACACGCGCGTTATGCGCAGGGCAGCGGTAGGCTGATGTCACGGGAAACGGGAAGTTGAGGTATGCGCGCAGCGCGACGAGCTTCGACATGAAATGAGGGTCCATTTCGCCGTCGCACCCGCCGCAGTTGCAGGTCAGCTCATCATCCGAAAAATGTCGATACGCCATAGCCGCCTCGTTGCTAAATAGTGGCAATGCCACTATTCTAGCAGAGCGGAAGGTGTCAGGCTACCTGATACCACTCGTAGGCGCCACCATTCGGCTGTTGGTCAGGCGTCGTTTCAGCGCAATAACCGGTACCAGGTTTCTCACGCCGGCGCATCAGGCCAGTTGATGATATACGGATAGTCAGTCTGAAGGGTGATGTCGCGCAACGCTTGGCGGTACGCCTCCCAAGGCGCCTTGTCGGCCAACGGGTAGTCCGGCATCATTATGTAGTCGCAATCGCGCAGCAGGCGGTCGCGCCTTTCGCGCGCGGCCTCATCGAGCTTACGCGCCCGCCACTCCTCGTCGGTTTCAACAGGTCCGCCCATTATCTCAAGATTTTCAGTCACTACGTCAGTCATGCTGCCCTCCTGAATACGGCAGAGTTAAGAGTCTTTTCGACCGCTGACATCGCATCGCCGTGGCGTGCATAGGCGATCATGCTGTTCAGCTGTTGGTGCGCATCGGTCATGTTGGCAGTGCCTGCGGCATAGTCGCGCTGGAGCTTGCGGACACGGCGCTTGAATCGACGTAGGCTTGCCTTGCGTAACCGCCTGCGATCCGGCCAAAGGTAATACCCGAGGAAATCAAGCCAGCGGCCATGCTTGCGCGCTGTTTGCTCATTGATCACTCCTGTGACGCCCGGCTATCGCCGGGCTGAACAGATACCAGCCCCGCAGAACTCAGAGCCCAAAAGCGGGGCGAAACCCGATACCGCTGTACGCGTACGTGCGCGCAGCATTCAGGTGCAGGGCGGCCAGGCCGGCGTTGCCAGCGTTGTACCAACCGCCGCCGCGGATCGGGAGTCGCTCACCGTAGGTTCGCGCGTATGCCAGCCCTACCGGAGCAATTCCTGCGGGTGCGAGCAGTGCCTGCTGTGTCGATAGCGGAGCGGTGCCGGTGATCGGCAGCGCGGACCACGGCGACCTGTAGTCGTAAAACCCGGAGTTGCGCACCACGCTGCCTGCATCTGTTACCAAGCTTAGTGCCGAAGTCGTTGCGGTTGCGCTCCCTGAGCTGAACCACAGATCCTGCGCAACCCATGCCGACTCATCTGCATCCCAGTCGTTGTCAGCAGGCATGACCACGCGCCCGTCCTGCAGCTTCAGTCCGCCCTGCCATTCCCAGACATTGCCCACAAGATCGTGAATGCCAGCCGGGGTTTTGTCGTGCGCCCAATCGGCGGGACCGGAGCCGGTCAGTGTGCGGGCGGTGCCGGACGTGTTGCCCGGCTGGCCTCCATCCTGCCTCCGGCCTGTCTGATAACGCTGGTCGTGATGACGACCATAGTTTGTATTGCCCAGCGGCTCATAGCCGTTTGCCATACACCAGAGCGCAATAGCGGCACACTCCCAGTTGGTCATCAAGTGCCAGCCGGAGCCATTGGCGGCGCAGTAGGCTTTTGCCTGGTCGTAATTGACGTATGTTGTCGGGTCTTGCATCGGTTGCGACAGCGCTTCGCCGCCAACCACCTTGGCCTGATACGCACCGATAAACAGCTCGGTCAGCTCGGTGCCGCCTTTGATGAACGCGGGGTGCACACCAGTACCCAGTGCTAGCGTCGGATCAACATCCTCCAGCATGAATTTCGGCAACACATGCATGTAGCAGGGCTGCCCGTTGGCGGTATACAGCACGGTCATGCGGCCGCCCGATGCGGACTCGACGGAGCGGCGCAGGGGGTCAACAGACAGGACTGTCGGAGACGCGCCGGGCTGCAGCGCGGTGTCTGCTTTGAGACCTTGGGCAGCAGTAGCAAACGCTTCCACATCAGCCGCAGCAGCCGTGCCCGCGTCAGAGATCGTGGACAAGGGCTGAGTGCCGGTGTGCGTAGCGCGGTCGCGGAGCTGCGCATCCGAACTATTGGCAGTAGCACCTGTTGCAACGCCGTCCAACTTAGTTTTATCGGTAGGGCTCATCCAACCGGAGACAGTTTGGGTCGCGTTGCCGACTGCGCTGATAACAGCGTCAATGGCCTGTCGAACACGCTCTGCTGTCCATGCGCGGCGGGCAGTGGCGACACCAGCCTCGGCCTCCGACTGTGACACGGTCGACGCTGACCACTCCCGCGGAAGTTCAAGCACGCCCGCTGTCGGCGCCGCGATAGCAACAGCACCTTCGGGCCACTCCTGGTCAGTGGTACCCTCCGCGCCTTTCGTAACGCCGGTCAGCTGACCCGCAGAATAGCCGGTGTACGTTATGATCTCGAACTGCGTCGGGGCACCGAGGTCATCAACCAGTGTTAGCGTGCCACCAGCAGGGTCGGGCGACACAAACGGGGGTTCTGCGTCAGCAACAGTGATCGAGGAGGCACCAATAGCAACAGGTGCGCCGATGCTTACCTTTACAAAGTTCTTCACTTGTCACGCACCTTCATCACGAACTCATGCTCTTTAGCGCGGCCGCCAGCGGTTTGCAGCAGCAGCGTGACTTTATAGTCATGTCCGGCGGTGCCGCCGCTGATCCAGAGCTTCACACGTTGCCCAGCCGCCTCTAAGTCGATCGAATCGACAGCCAGCGACGGTGTCACCTCTCCAGTGAGCGCAGCTACGTCGTACGTAGGGACACTGGACACTGTGTCGCCATCCGCAAGCCAGTCAGATGCGACGACGTCATAATCAAGCCGGTCAGCCGGCTGCTTCGTAAACTTATCCATTACGCCACCCTTAAATCAGACAGCAGCCGCATCTCGCGCGGATCAGCTGTAAGCTGCATCGTTGTGAACTCCGGGGAAAGCATCATGCGGCGAACGCCAGGCGCACGTGCCAGCTGCTGCGCGATAAGTATGAGTTGCGCACGGTCAACCACACACTCAGCGTCCAACGCAGACGAGATGAGCCTGGCGCGGAACACGCTGGCGTCGGCCGCTGAGCCAGCGCGCAGCGCAGCCTCAATATCAGCAAACGTAGTGGTGCGGGCCGAGAGCAAACATCCCGCGGCATGCTCGGACGACAACGCGGACGCCCTAAGGACACGCGCCATAACCTGTGCCGCGGGGCTGACGATCGCGGCCACGCCCAGCAATCCAGTTTGTTCTAGCGACAGCGCGCAGTTTGCAGCTGCGCTAAACGACAGCCCCGGAGCTTGAACCCGGTAGTCGCTGTACGCAGCAGCAGCCGCAGACATCGCAAGCGCGACGATCTTGGCAAGACTAGAGTGGGCGTCAACAACCGAGCCAGTGAGCAGTGTGACGGCACGCAGCGCCGCCACGTCTACAGCCAACACAGCGCCCGCGCCGCAAGTGGTGCTTATATGCCCGACGCAAGTCGTGCCGACGCTCGCTGCGCCGTCGGCAGCGACGGACGAAGAAACATCGCGCACACGAGACAGTGACGCCGACACAGACCCTGTTGGCTCAGCGGCCAGACCAAGAGAGTCAATGTACGTCTCGGCGCTCCACAGGCCCGCGGGGCCAAGCCCGAGCACGCCCGCACCATAACCCGCAAGCATCGGCTGAAACTGCCCTGCAGCCATTAGCTGATCGTAATAACGATAGAACCAGCGGCGTACCGGGGGATGTCGTCAATATCAAACGTCTTCGGCGTGCCCACAGCGCCATGGACGAGCAGATTACCGCCAGTCGGGGCGTCAAAGATAGCTGCGTGCGTCACGGTAATCGAACCGTCAGCAACTGGCGCGAACTCAAGCACCTTCGTGTTCGCAAACGTACCCGTCGGTGACTCAGTAAACCCGTCGCTGACAACAGACGTGTGCGCCTGAAGTCGGGCGTATCCAGTGTACGACGCCTCAGTACCACCGTTCGCGTCAGTCGGGTCACTGGTAAACAGCGCCACGTATACCGGGCCGCCGATGTAAGTACCACCATTCAAGAGCGCAGCGCCAAGCTGCGACTCAGCGTAATCAGAAAAAGCTGCCATTTGTAATCCCCCCCGTTAGATTGAGTGGCATTGCCACTATTTTACAGTCAGAAAAAGAGCAATGCCATCGTCTAGTACGCTAAAGCCCGAGGCCGTCACGCAGCCAGGGCGTCTGGTTGACGATTGGCAGCGACCTGGAAATCTTGTAGTCCGTGTTACCGAACAACAAAACCTCCGCGTGCTGGAACGCAGGCCCGGCAAGACCAGCAAACGCAGATGACCCATACTGTTCTGCATTCAGCGCGCCAAAAGCCATTTCCAACGGGCCGTACGCGCCTGTGCGTGACACCAACTCACCCATATAGTCGGCCCACCCCATGCGCTCCGTCGGGTCTTCTTCGCCGCCGTACTGGATCAGTTCGCGTAGTTCGAGCGCCATACCGGCAAGCGGCAGCATGAACATTCCGAACAGTGCAAGCGGCGCCAGCGACGCGATACCAGCACCCTCGCGATACCGTGCCTTCATCTCGCGAGCAAGGCCGCCGACAACGACCTTGCCGAATGCGTAGAAGAACGACTTGAGATGCCACAGAAGCATAAAGCGCGGATCGCTCGCCCAGCGCGGACGCATCGCCGCATTTGGACGGACAATCGACTCATCAACAAACCGGCTGACCGCAGATTGCACCGCGAGCGCGTCTTCCATGTCGCGGTCAAACTGGGCAAGGACAGCCTTATCATCAGTATGCGGGCGGTTAGGCGTCCACAACTGCAACCCGTTGGCCTTCCAGCGCAGAACCGTTGAAGCGTCGACGCCAAGCTCAGCGAGATAGCGCGCTGACCGAGCGTTACCCTGCGCCGCTTTCTCGGCGTGAACCTGCAAGAAATCCTCAGCAACGGCCCCGGACAGCACACGCGTAAACTGAGTCCACGACTCCTGCAAGTTGTACTTGAAGAACAAGTCCATCGCCTTCTGCGCACCGCTGGTCAAATGGTTCGCGCCGAACTGTTCAAGAAACGCCTGATTCGCAAGGCGGCGGTTGACGTAACCAATCGTGCGCGCACGTTCGAGGTGTGCTTTATATCCCTTGATAGCTCGAAAATAAGCGCTCAGAGCGATACGGGCGCCTTCAAAATCCTTGGCGCGCAAAACGGACGTGGCGAGATCAGGGATCGACGCGATCGTTGAATACGCCAGCGTAAGGTAGGTCTGCGCCACAACTGCCCACGACGTCGCTTTGCGCAGTCGGGGGTCCATCTCCATACCGAGACGGCCAGAATACGCGTCAAGCGTTTCCAACACTTCCCGCTGTTGTTCCTGGGTCAGCTGCTCCTGAGAAAAAATCCGTTTGAGCTTGGCGTTACGGTCATAGATCGCGTAACTGCCACCGCGCGCACCGGCGCTGTGTATCACGAGGCCACGCTCGATTGCTTCGCTCAAGGAGAGCCTGTGATCGGATGCAACACGCTCGGCAACAGCCCGCGACGCTGGCATATAGCCACCGACCACACGGTCATACTCAGCATGCTTGACCATCGACATGACGTAGTGTTCAAGAATCTGCTGCGGGTTGCTGTATGTAAAACCCGCTTCGACCAGCGCTGCATCAAGCCCCTCGATGTTCAATTGACGGCGATGGGCGCTGCCGGCACCCGGCCCAACAGCACGCCGCAAGTCACCATCATCCAGCAATTTCTGGATCACGACACCGGGGTTTTCGACGCCGAAGCGTTGCAATATGGCCATCATCTCTGCCGGACGGTCACGAATCTCGTCAATCGCGTATACACGCGGGAAGTAATTCAGGACAAAGCCGAGCCCTTTAACGTGCTGAGACACATAGCGGTGGAAGCGGTTGAGGAACCCGCGGAGCTGACGACCCGCTGCAGTCTGCGGAGGCTCGCCGCGCTGCATGCGACGCATATCCTCGACGGCATCTGCTTCATTAAAGTCCGAGTCGACAATTTTTGTCAGCGAGTTCAGCCACCGGGCGCGTGTCTCGTTCACGCCTTGGAACCACGTAACGCGCTCGCCGCCGACAGACTGAGACTGGTGGTAAAACAGATCAGCGATGCGCGGAGATATGCCGCGCAGTCGGCGATCAGCTGTCGCCACGATCGGCGAGAAAACCGTGGCGCCTTTGCGGATAGACTCGACAACTTTGCGGATAGCCGCCGTCAAGCGGCGCGGCTGAACCCCCTCAACAGTGGTAAACGCGCGTACAGTGCTCGGCGAACGAAGCTGCTGTGGAGAACGGTAGCGGCGCGCTGCGACAAAACCGTCGATGATCTGCTCAACAGACTTGTTCGGCTCAAAGTCGGACAACCGAAACTGTTTGCGCGCCGCCGCGTACAGCGCTTTTAGCTTGTCACGTAGGCGCTTGAAAACGCGATCAAGCAGGCGCGATGCCTCGGGGCGATGCGTTGCCCGTGATGACTGCCCACCGACGTATCGCTTGGAATACTCCTCAGCGAACCATTCCTCCAACGGAAGCGCCGAGCCGCTGCGCAAGTGAACGCGCTCGAGTGCCGTGCGATCGGCGTCAATGGTGTGGTCATACACGATATGGCCGAGCTCATGCGTCAGCTGCCACAAATCACGGGGCAGCCCACCCTCCGACGAGTCGAGGACAATGATGTACTCACCTGGCCCGGCGTAGACAACAGACGCCTGATTACCAGTGGCCGCAGCCGCTACATCAGCGGGGAGCAGACCCTCGTCGACTGCGCGAGTCAGGTCACTGCGGCGCATGAGGGTAACGCCGGCGCGGTCGGACAGCCCGATCTCGTCAAGAATAGCCATTGCTACGCGTGCATGGCTGGCGAGCGAGTCGGTGAAGGCGCGCACCGTGCGGCGAGTGCCACGGCTCGCGTTACGCTCCGCGGCAGCAACATACTCATCAACCGGGTGTGCGGCCTCAAACTGGCTGTCGGGAAGGCGCGTAGCGCTGTACTCAATGCGCCGGCCGGACATATCCTCTTCAAGCGCAGAGAGCGAACGAACCTGATCTGCTCCGCCTGCGCCGTTGACCGTGACCTCATCAGCCTCGCGTGGGGCGTCGACGCGACCGATCATCAGCCAAAAGTCCTGAATCAATCGAACTTTGGCTGTATCGTAATCAAGGCGCGCTTGATTCTCCTCGTCCTCAAGTGACTCCAGAAGGACGTCAATACCATCAGCGCTGTTTTCGTACGCCTGCACAGAATCAAGTTCGGTAAAGCCGTCGAGGGACTGTCTGGCTTCGCTCAGTGCAAGCGCCGCGTTTTTCCGCCATTTAACAGACGGGTCATATCCGCCTGCTACACTGAACTGCTCAAATACCTCACGGATGGAGACACGCGTGCCGTCGTCAAACTCGACGAACGCGCGCGGTGGCAGCAACGCACCTTTGACAGGGGTAGTAGGCGCGACGTACCCGCCGGCGTACAGCCGCTGCAAAACCTGAACAGTTGCGTCGTACACCTGGCGCTTACCTTGCAACGGGTACGCGTTAAGCTGGGCTGTAAGCGGCATAATCCGCTGGACAAGCCACCCGATGTTGAGCGCGCGCGGCGTACCGTCAACTTGAATCACGACGTTGCGGCCATGCTCACGATCCTCGCGGGTCAGTTTGCCGTCTTTCAGCGGACGTGTAACCGCCTTCCGGCCATCGACCTTTTCACCGCGCAGAAGTGAGTCAAACAGCCGGCTGATCTCACGGCGGGTATCATTGCGCGCATCATATGCAGAGTCCCCTTCAGTATCACGCGGGTACGCGTACATAAACACGCGCCACTCACCCTCGATTTTCGCATAGTCGCCAAGCTCGTAGCGGTACTTGTCGTCTTCGAGGTCTGCGATCAGTTCATCAATCGTCCATGTACGCAAAGCACGGCCCTCATACCGCGCTTCGAGCACACCGTCGTCGTTCACCGTAAACGGTTTTATGTTATTGCGGTCTTTGCCCTTCGCCGTGTCAAGATCGGCATTCTTGATGCTCGCGTAGTGCCGGCCTTTTTTACGATCATACATGACCACCCACCCGGAGCGATGGGACACAGCCTCTACAGCAGTCTCGAATGGTGCCTCGATCGGGTCGCCATCTTCTATTTCATCAAAGTTATGGTCGACGGCGCCCTGCTCGGGGGGACCAGAGCGCTCGAGCACACCGCGCATACCGGCCGTGCGTGCCACCGACGCGCGCTCGCGCTCGCCCTGCCCGACGGCTGCCAGCAGGCCGTCAAGCGTAGGCACGTCACCACCGCGTGCAGCCTCGCTAAGGGCGGTCGCCAGCGAATCAGCGGTGCGTTGCGCGTCCCCGCCCATACCACGGAGTGCCTGCACAAGCTGCTCCGCAAACGCGAACACGCGCTCATCGCCGTGCAGACGGGTGAAGTTTGCAGCCGCCAGTACCTCATCCGCCACGCCGCGAATGAGCGCGTTGGGGTCCGTACCCGCTCTCTGCGTCAGAGCGCGGACGTTACGCTGCATACGTGTCAGCATATCGCGCGCCGCTGCATCAACATCGCCAGGCAAATCCTCAGTTTCGCGTGACGGGCGCAAGTATTGGCGCCGGTTAGGATCAAACCCGTCGCCGCTGCGGCGGGAATCGGCGATAAGGTCGTCCATATCGCCGGCGGTTGCTTGCGGCTGCACTTCTGCCGGGGTCTGGACCTGGGTCTGGGCCTGGGTCTGAGTCTGGGTCTGGGCCTGAGCCGGGTCAGGCAGGATGCCCCGGTAAACGCCAGGTGACACCCGCTCGACTACGCCCGAGTCAGCCAGTTGCTGCATGAACGCTTGCGTCGCGCGGGGGGTCAGCGTCTGGCCGATCGCTTCGCCAAGCTGCGCCCTGATCTGACGCAACGAAACAGGCTCGCCCGAGGCGAAGATACCACGCACGGCAGCCACAGTTTGATCCGCCTGCTCCTGCGCTATCCGCTCAGCACGGCGGGCCTGCTCCTGCTCAGCAGTGACAGGCACCACCTCAGAATCCGGGTACTGTGCGCGCAGTTTGGCCTCGACTTCTGCCTCGCGCCCAGGCACAACCGCTTCACTGTGCCGCACAGCACCGTCAGCCCGGCGCACCTGAAAACCGCCAGTGGAACCCTCGGCGATCGCAGTGTCGAGATCGTCGGTGTAGTTGAGTGATTCAGCGTTGGCTACATTGTCGCCCGTTTCGATGTCCGCGCCGCGCGACGTCGTCGCAACATTGCCGGCAGTGTCAGTGCGCTGCTCGTAATCAAAACCCGCCTGTTCAAGCTGATCCGCAACTGCTGCTGCGTTCTCGGGGTGCGTGATAACCGCCTCGCGCGGATTATTCGGGTCAGCAAGATCATCCGCCTGCGCGCGAACATCCTGCTCAGGCTCCGGCGTAAACTGGCGCGTGTCTCCCGCACCGAAATACTCGGCAGTGGCTGACGCACCACGCGCGACGGTCGCGGTACCACCGCCGGCGGCCATGCCGCTAAAAAACGCCTCCAGCAGCTCGCTGCGGTCAATCTCATGATCCGGCTTGTGTGCGATCGTCGCCAGCTCAGTCGTGATAGACTGCGCCACTTCGGTCAAGCCTTCAGTGGGCGCCGCGATACCAGCTGCCTTGGTTGCTTCAGTCAGAATGTCGCGCACGCGCGTAACGGCGCCAGGCCCACCGATGCGGGCAGCAGCAAGGACGCGGTCAAGGCCAACCTTTTCAAGCGCAGCGTTAACGGGGCCGGTGACAAATAGCGCGGTTGCAGCCGCGTCATCATCGGCAACGCCGTTGCCTTGCATGCCCATGTACGACTCACCCACCATCTGTGGGTACATCGCAGTCATCGCACCCTGCACAAAGCGACGACGAACCTGCGCCATAAGCGCCTGCCGCGCCACGGTGCCTGCGCCGTACGCAGCAAGAGAGCCGCCACCCGTAAACGGCGCTGTAGCCGCCGCCGCCGCGCCAACAGCAATATCCACGCCGAACTGCGGCGCGTTCTCGATGCCGCGCTCAAGGATGTAGGAGCCTGCTGTACTCAGCGTATCAAGCACACCGTCCGCGGCCGCGACATCCTCCCAGCTATCCACTGTACGAAGGCTTTGGGCGGCCTCCTCGATGTTGCGCTCCTTGATCTCACGGCCTGTTTCTTTCAGGCCGTCAGAACCAAACTGCTCGCCGGTAGCTTCAAGAAACGCGCCACCCATCGCCTGGAGCTGGTCAACACCACGGTCCCACGCGCGCGATGCAGTACCACGCGGATCATACGTACCGACAAACCGCTCGCGCTCCATGTCCTGCGCCACATGGCCGGGGAGCTGAGTGTCACCCTCCGCATAGCGATCAACCGTCTCGTCCCACGCTTGGCGTACCGACGCGGGCACATTCTCAGGTCGGAAAGGTGCCGCGTAACCCTCGCGGATCAGCTGCGCCTCGATCGTATCGCCGTTCTCGTCCATCATCACTGACAGCGGACGACCGAGATCACCACGGCCAAGCGTGACCGTCTTATAGCGCCCACTGCCAGCCAGCTCTTGATACCGGCGACGTGCTGCATCGCCGCCAGCCTCATAGTCGGTGATCCGGCTCTCAAGCTCAGGCGTGTTGATACCAGCCGAACGGTGCTGAACACCATCTACGCGGCGGGAGTCACCGTCATACACGCCGTGCTCACGTTCAGTAAGTTGATCGAGATCGAGGACGAGGGGGGCGCGCGGGTCTGCCATGCGAAAAAGCCTGCTAGAATAGTGTCAATGCCACTATTTTAGCAGGCAGGGATAACCGCTGAAAGCGATCACTCAACAGGCCGTAGCCTGTTGTCACGAACAAGCTGCTGAATCACGGAGTCGTTGATTTGGTTCACAGGAACACCGTACTGCTGACTATACCCCCTGATGAGCGCCTCTCTGGACACGACACGACCATCCTCGGTTTGATAAGCAGTACCAGGCGAGTAGTGGACACGGCCGAAGTTATTAATGTTCGGTTCACCGCCAAGCATGCCATCTGTACTCGGTCGGGCATTGCCCGTTTTGGCGAAGTACACCGTCATCGCCTGTTTGATGCGATTCAGGTCTGAGTTACTCAGACGCCGAGTCGGGTCTTCGCGAACCTGCGAGAGGCGAGTCCCGAGGGTTGCGTCAAACTCGCGGATATAGTCGATAGCCCCGTCAATCAGGTTCTCCTGATTGAAATTAACAGTGAAACCAGCTGGTGTACGCCATGCGTCAGTAGGCACGCCGTTCTTATCCGTGCCTTGTGTCCAACCGGCCACCTGCATAGCGCCAAGTGCCACCTGAGCCAACTCGTCCTTGTGTTTGCCATAAACGTCGAGCCGCTTGCTCATCGTATCGAGCGCATGCTTTTCAGCCTCGCGCGTATACTTCTCGATCTGCGCGCGCGCCTTCGCAGACTCAACAGCGAGTCGCTGAGCATCGTTGACGCGCGTCTGATACGCTGAAACAGCCTGCGCGGGGGTCAACAGGCCCGCTGACACCAGGTACCCATACCCGCGCGCCATGTCTTTTTGCGACAGCTCGGTAGTCGGTCGACTGAGGCGGTTAACCGCAGGCGCGTTAACGCGTGTATCGCCAGACGGCTCGGTGCTCGCAATCTGCTGTACTACAGCTTCAGTCTCGCGCGGTGATGACTCGGCGACCAGCTTGTTCAGGTCGACGCTGAACTCACCACCGACCGGGACATCCGCTTTCACCTCAACCGCGGGGTCGCCAACCGTGTAACCAGGACCGTATTTGGGGTCGCGGGATGGGCGCCCAATAGCCTCATCGCCAAAAGCCGCGCGAATCGCGTCCTCTGAAGACCGCTCCGGCGCAGGAACCATCTTCAGCCTCTGCGTAAGGTCAGAAAACTGCTTCTTCATCTGCTGGCTAGCAGTTTCTTGCCGCGCGCGCTCGCGATCAGCCGCGCTGAGCGACGACATCAGCACGGGCTTACCGTCCAGAACAACAACGCGTTCGCGCGTAGCAGCGTACACATCAATCGGACTGGCACCAAGCTCAAGCGCACGCGCTGCTTTACCGAGAAGATCAGTATCAACGGCCGCTGCGTCATGTGTAGCGGGCACGCGATCGGATGGATCGCCAAACGGCGAGGTTTTTGAAGGCGCATCGCCTGCAGGCGCGCCAGTCTCCTCAAAACGAGGCGGCGCGTAGTCAGGTGCCGCAAACGCCGCCGCTGAGCCAAGACGCGCATCAGCGGTTTGACTGGTTTCGGGCTGCTGCTCCTGCTGCTGCCCAGCAGCAGCGACACCGCCACGAAGCGTGCCATACGCCATCGAAAGCCCGCGCTGCAGGTTCTCGCCGTCCGCAGTCAAGACATAGCGCAACGCGTCCGCGTACTGATTGAGGCTGTTGTAGTCATGCACAACAACCGGATCGTCCTCATCTGAGGACGCGCGCGCCGTCAGCGGGGCTGGCTTGCCATCGTCGCCACGAACGGCGTACGTGAACTTGTCGTCGGCCACAGGGACGGCGCCGAGTATGTCACGGCCGTTAAACAGCGTATCGCGGATATAAGGGTCTTGGTGCATAGCCTCGAGCGCACGCATCGCGTTGGGGTCGGCTGCGATCTGTTCGGCGGTCATAGGATTGCCGTTATCATCGTACAGAGCCCGCATATACGTGCCACGACGCGCCAGGAAATCTTCCTGGGCGATATTGCGCTCATGTGTCTCGCGCGCGCGACGACTGGCACCAAGCGAAGAACCGAGCCGAAGTGCTCCAGCCGCAGACGAGAAAAAGTCAGCCATATCAAATCACCACGGAATCATCATAGCCAGGGACGCCACCCCAAGCGCTGTATTAAGCGTCTGCGCGCTGCTCTGCGCCTTAGCCTGGGCATTCGCGGCGTTACGCTGGGCTTCAAGTCCGGCGGCTTGACCGAGACCGTCAATCGCGCTGGACGAAACGCCGCGCCCTTTCATCATCAGATCAGCAGCGACACCCAGGTTGCGCTCGCGTTGGTCAATCCGGGCAGTGTTGATCGACTGCGCGGTATTTGTCGCGGCACCAAGCTGCCGCTGCCGTTCGAGCTGCGCCCGCTGCGCACCGGTCATATTCAGGCCGTACCGGGCGATAGACCGATCAAGAGACGCCTTGCCGACACCGACCTGTGTCGCAGCGTCATTGGCGGCTCGTTCAACAAGCTCGTTGCTGTCGATGTCACTGACCAGCTGCTCCTCGAGCGGTGCGAACTGCCGCAGATAGTGCTGCCACTGATCGCGCGTGACCGACGCCAGAATAGCATCAGCGCTCATACATCACCCCCGCTTAACGTCACGAACATAGTTCGACCCTAGCCCAGTAACCACCAGCCCGTTTTTGGAATAGTCATTCGGAGTAAAGAACCCAGTTTTTTCGTCGTACGACGCCATTGTGGCGCCGGCGAGCGTGCCCAGCCCACCTACAAGAGCCTCGTTCTCGATCTGCTGCGCTCGCGCCTTAGCGATCGCCTCCTGATTAGAGGCGCGCGCCGCTGTCGCCAGACCGTTCTGCGCGTCGACCGACATATCAAGACCGATACCAAGCGCGCTAAGCTGGCCTTTGTCACGCAGCGCCTGAGCTTGCTTGTTCGCACCGACAGCGCCAAGCGCGCGTGCGCCACCGATAGTGCGCGCCGTCGTGCCCAGTCGGCTGACAGACCCTCGACCGAGTGCGATGGCATCGCCAGCAGCGTCGCCTGACGCTTGCGCAACGTCAGCGATCGCGCGCCCACGAAGCAGCGGCGACGTATCCTGCGACACATCCTCGATGAAATCGCGCTCAACATCGCGGTATAGAGACTTGTATCGGTTCCACTTCTGCTGCGATACTTGCGCCAACGCCTTCTCGTTGGCGGACTCCTTGACCTTGCTGCCGCCTTTCTTACCCACAGGACACCTCCCGTGAGAACAGCATCGAGTCGGACTGATACCCCAAGCGGTCCATGACGCGAGTCCAGCCAACACGGGGGCTGAACCATTCGATCCGGTCCTTGCCAAGCTCCGACGCCAGCTCAAGCACAGCGTCACCCAGCTCTTCCAGTTGTGCGACGTTCGGTATCAGATAGGTCATATCGAGCGACAGCACCGACTTGCGGGAGTAGCGGTCAATATACTCGGTCAGAACAGTAAAACCGACCGTCTCTCCCTCGTCCTCGATCCAGTACAAATGCGCGCCGCCGGATGTCACCTCGCGGTATACGTCAGCTGGGTGAAAATCCGCCTGGCACTTGTCGATAACCTCGCCAACGCCGGTTACAAAAAACTGCCAGTTATCGCGGATTTCAGATAGAGACGCCGGATGCAGACTGACCATTACAGCCCCCCATAGACGATAGAACGTGGAACGTGCGCGCCTTCACTGCCCGCGCGGCGACGGGCCAGCGCGATCTGGCGTTGAAAACCACCCGCGTGCAGCTGCGCAAGCTCAGCATTGCCCCACGGCTGATCGACCTGCGCGCACAGGTAGCTCAGCGCGCCTGAAACGATGGCTTCATAGAAACGGCGCCCGACGGCTTCTGGCACAACAGGCGCGCTGCGAGTTGGCTGCAGCACTAGCCGCGCAGTGACGCGCTCGTCAATCACACCGTCCGGCTGCGGCACCAGCGTCAGCAGGTCAGCATCAACCACGTAGCCCCGCGGGAGACCAGGCTGTACGCCCATGAGCGAGTGGTCACTGTGCGCTTTGAGTTCGCGCTCGCCGAGGCGTACCCACAGCGGGCGTACGATCTCGCTATTCGTCGGCAGATCAAGCTCAACAACGCCGTTGCGCACCATCATGGGATCGGTTGTCACGCGCCAGTATTCACTCTCGTAACACAGCGTGCGCGTCGCGCGGACAATGGCGCGGTCGATCAGCGGCTCCGGCGCGCCAGGTACCTGAAGTGCAATGTCGCCGTAGTATTCGTCAAACAGAACATCAGCCATTATCGCGCTCCTTGGTTGCTACGATCTGCGCTGCGCGAGGTGACGCGCCAAGCGCTTGCGCGGCACGGACAAAGTGCGACTCGGACAGCGCCTTGTTCGCGGCGTCCTCAGCGTCTTTGTCGTATGCCCGGTACATCACATAGTCGAGCACTGCGGTAAAAAAGCGGTCATGGCATGTCAGCGGCGTACTGCTGTCGACGGCTGCCACCGGCATAGCCTGATACTCGATCTCAACATCAGTGCCAGTATTCGGCGGGTAGACCCAGAAGCGTTGTGGTCGGTGCTCGTCCATCATGTAGTGCCTGACAGCCGCAGTGGCACGCGCGTCAGGCCAGTCAGGGTCGAGCACGTCCAGCGCGCGCTTGACCGCCTGGCGCGGGGTGCGACCGGTAGAATCGCGCACTACGCGAAAAAACAGCGCGCCATCAGACGGCAGCTGCTGTTCGGCGCCGGCCGACAACGTCACCGTGGCCCGTTTCGCCAGCGCTTCAGGCACAAGGCGAGCGACAAAACGCTGCGCTTCATCTATCCACAGGAACAGCTCGGTTTCCGGCCACCGGGTACCGTCGTCCTGGAGTAGTAAGTGCGCCTGCGCGACTACATCACCCGCCGTGTACGCCATTACTCAGTCTCCGCTGCCTTCTGTCGGCGTGCGGTTGTCTTTTTCTCCGGGGCGTCAGCGTGCTCTTTGACGCCTGCAGCTTTAGCCGCGTCAACAAGCGACTCGCGCAGAGGACGCGGACGGCCCGCAACAAAGCGCGCCGAGACACCCTGCTTGGTGGTAATGACCACGTCCTTATCGGACACATACAGTGTAGGGCTATCGCTCATAGCTTAATCTCCACAGGAAAAGGGCCAGCCAGTGGCCGGCCCGTTGTCATCAGATCGAGGTATCGACGGTGATAACACCGAAGTCTTCAAGAGAATCCGGACGCAGCGGATTGCCTTTGAACTTCGGTTTCAGGAAGCCCACCATCTTGCCGATGGAGATACCCGGCTGGTTGTTGTAGTCGAAGTAATCTTCGTCCCAGTACGCGGTACCAATGTCAGCCAGACCCAGCGCCTGAGCGCCGCAGAACAGTGCGCGCTGACCATAGTCGTTGCCTTTGGTCACACCGAAGCGGCTACCGTCAGCTGCGCCAGTGTTGTCGAACACGTGGCGGAACTCATGGACAACCACGCCGTCGACCATCACGGAGTCAGTACCCTGGAACAGGCTGTTCTTGTCACCGCGGACGCCGGCATGGCGGACGTTAGCGATGAAATCCGGGTCGAGCTTGAGATCAGCCATACCCTGCGGGGTGACGAACATGTGGAACACTTCGCCGTTACCGCTGGTACGGACGCCGCGCATGTACTCGTCCTTGGCCTTGGCCTTCAGGCGCAGGATGGTCTTGTAGCTCAGGGTGCCCAGCGTGCCATCGGCGGCGTCAAAGCCCGTACCGGAGGTGATGTCACCGGTGCTGTTGACGTATACACAGCGGTTGGCGGACGGCGCCGGAGCCGCTTCAGCGAACTCCAGGTCACTGAGGTTCTGACCGGTCGGCAGTACCGGACGCACAGCGCCGTTGGTACGCAGGGTGTATGGCATGGACGACAGCGTCAGGAACGCCAGTTCATCCAGCTTGTCGGCCATCCAGTACGCCAGGCGATCTTTACCCGCCTCGCGGAAGGCAACGACGGACTTCTGCTCAGCCAGGCGACCTTCGTTGCGTACAGCGTTACGCAGCTGGTCGATCTGGATCACAGTGTCGTACGCCTTCATGGCCTCTTCGTTGCCCTCGAGGATGTAGTCCCCGGTGACACCATCATTAGCCAGATCGGCGATCAGCGTCAGCACCGCGCGGGTGCCCTTCTCAGACTTGGTCAGAGTGGTGATGCGCTGGATCAGGGCGTTATGCCCTTTGCCAGCAAACTGCATAATGAAGGAGTTGTTGCGGACAACACTCCAGAAATCTTTCGCCCACGCGGTCTTCTGTTCCGTGGTGAGCGACGCAAAGTTAGTAAGAGCCATTTCGACCTCTAATGCTCACGTACTGTTTGCTTCAGGGCCGACAGCGGGACACGAAGGAACCGCAGAGCTTGAGCCCTGAACCCGGTTCCCGTGTCGTGGGAGGACGCTTTGGTCGCCCATAACGGTGGCTGTCCCGACCACCTGTGTCGTCGGTGGTGTACTGACTAGAATAGTAGCAACGCCACTTATTTAATGCAACAAAAAGCCCCGGCAAACCAGGGCTTTGAGCAGCAGCGCGCCTTTTACAGGAAGTCGCCACGCAGACGGGCGCGAACAGCTGCCGGCAGCGCGTCAAACTCCTCCTCAGACAGATCAGCCGGATTGACCGCTGGCTCAGCTGTGCTGGCTGACGGTGCCTGCGGCGGCTGCCGGTTGGCCATCTCGACCTTCTTGTCCACCGACTGGCGTTTCTCCTGCTGACGACGCTTCTGCGGATCAGCCTTGGGCGCGACCGGCGTCGGCTCGGCGGTGGCCAGAAGCTCAGGGCGCATCAGCTTGACTGCGTCCTCGACAGCCCGCTCGACCGCTGCCGCGGGCGTGTGGCCCATCTCAGCGTACATGCGCTCGTACATCACCGCGCGCTCGATCAGGTCGGCGTCTGCCTGCTCAGACTCAGCGTCAAGCATGGGGTACTTCTCGTAGATACCCTTGAGCGTATGCTTCAGCTCAATACGCTGCTCCAGCTGCTCGATGAGCGTCTCAGGGTCGCCGGCGTCAGATTTGGCCGGTGCCTGCCGCGCCGTCGCCATCTTCATCAGCGCGTCCTGCTGCAGCTGCGCAGCTTTGTCGAGATCGCCATCGAGCACGGCCTCATTCGCCTGACGGAGCAGCGCGTTGGCCTCGCTGACCGTAGCCTCAAACGCCTCGTCTGCCGCGGCGTCCGTTTCCTTCGCTGCGCGCTCACGCTCGATCTCTTTGAGCTGCTGCTCCAGTTTACGGCGCTTGGCGATCTCGTCGTCGAGCCGCGACTTCGGGATCATCACCTTCTTCTTCTGCGCAGGCTCAGGCTCGGGCTCAGGCTCGGGCTCGGGCTCAGGCTCAGGCTCAGGCTCAGGCTCAGGCTCAGCGTCGGCCTCCGGCTCCTCGTCAGGCGTTACATCGGGCCCCGCTTCAGAGTCGGGTTCTTCCACGTCTCCTTCGGGGGTCGGTTCAGCCGGATCAGCATCAGGCTCGTCCACGGGCTTGGGGGTTGACTCAGGAGCCAGAGCGCCATCATCTGCGGCAAGTTCGTTGCCATAATCAACGGGACCAGCATCATCTTCTTCCTCGTACAGACCCGGCATCAGGTCACGGTGGAGCGATTCAGGCATCGGGGTAAGGGCCATTAACTATTACCTCTTTCTGTGGGGGACGTGTCCTGTGCCTGCCGCCCAGCGATCGCACGCTGGGTACTCAGGCGGGCGTGCTCCATCAACATGCGGGAGCCGACATCCTGCTTCCGGCTCTGCGCAGTCAGCATTGCAAGCTGAATACGGGTCTGAAGCTCTTCGCGCTTCATAATGATCTTGGCCTCAAGCTCACTCATGCGGGCTCGATCCTCGGCGCTCAGGCTCTCAGCCTTGGCAGCCTGCAGCTGGGCACGGGCCTGCAGCTCCATCACCTCGCCTTCGAGCTTGGCCAGCTCAAGCTGCGCCGCTTTGAGCTGCATCTGCTGCTGCAGCTGCATCAGCTCAACCTCAGCCTCATTCGGCTCAGCGAAGCCACCTTGCTGTTTGAGCAGTTCAGCCAGCTCCTGCTTACGCGCCAGGTGGCTGTACTCGACGATCACATGATCCGGGATCATCACACCAAGTTCGCGCAGTTGCACGGCCTCCGAGAACTGGCTTTCGTCGAAGTTGTCACGGTTCGGCTGGGTGCTGATAACAACGTCGTATGTGCCGATGGTAAGGTCGTTGAGGATCGAGCCGTCCTCTGCCATCTGGTTAACGACCAGCACCTGTTCGGCGCCCTGCGCGCCCGGCAGCATGTCGTTGGCGATACGGATGATGCGCTCCTCGGTATAGAACTGCTGGATGAGCTTGAGGATGCGCTCCGCCACGAAGTGGCGGGTCTTGGCCAAATTGTCCAGCGGCACCTGAATCTGAATCTGGCCGCGCGCCTGCTTCTGGCGCAGCGCAACGCCCGATACTTCGGCGCTGGTGTCACCCAGCATGCCGTCGTTGACACCCGAGATGGAGCGCAGGTTAATGGCCGCTTTCTGCCCGATGCGGTCAAGACCAGTCGGAATCTGGTTAGGCTGAATCTTCTGCGGCGGCTGCGTGCCGCGCGCATGAACCAGCACAAGTCCTGTCTCGGCGCCGCGCTCTTCCAGCTCGTGCTCATCCATGTTGACCAGCGTGCCGTCCTCAACCGTCCAGCCGCTGTTCGCCGTGGTGTTGACGATGTGCAGCTCCTGCGACGCCGTCTTGTTGAGCTGCTCCTGCGCCGAGATCAGGTTCTCGACCATGCCAAACGGGCGGCCACGGCGAAAGTACGGGAAATATGGCACGATGGTGAACGCGTCGTAGAGCGACCAGTCGTCGTAGAGCGTCACCGAGTCAGCGGTCACGGTCCAGCGGATGCGCTCGGCCCAACGCTTGACGACGCCAAGGCCGAACCGCTGCTGGAACGCGAGCACGCGCTCGTCGTCCCAGCCTTCAGGGATAACCGACATGTCACCGGTGCGGTTGTCGACGAAGTAGCGCTGTTGCGCGAGCCGCTTCTCCTGACACTCGATGAGCCGAATGGTGCGAATCGACCGCTCAGTACCCTCGTCATCGACACCGGCAGCGTCATTATATCCCTGCGTGAGGTCGCCGAACGTGTTGCTGCGGGTATCGACGACCATCGAGTCACAGCCATAGTGGTTGCCATTCAGCCCGATCATGCGCAGCTGGTCGGCCTTGTCTTTGCCGTACAGGCGCTCGACATCTTCCAACGTAACCCACTGCTGGGTGTACACGCGCTTCCAGGTACTCGGGTCATACTCCTTGGCTTCCGGGTCGAGCACCACTTCGCGCGGGTCGCGTGCGCGAATCTTGATCTCGCCGCGGATGTCCTCGTTGAAGTCGATGCGCACATCGAAGAAGCCACGACCGGTGATGAGCCCGTCCTGAAAGACCTCGCTCTCAACCCAATCAAACCGGTTCTGGTCCTGCACCTGCAGTGCGACTTTCGCCAGCAGATCAGCCGTCTCCTGATCGCCAGACCCGCGCGGCTTGAACGTGATGTCTACACGCGTGGTGCTCTGCTCGCCAATCACCGTGTTAATAGTCGGCAGGATCATGTTGAGCGTCAGCGCCGGACGGCGGGTATCCATCAGGCGCTGAAGGTCTTGCTCAGCCCACTGCTCACCTGCATAGAACGCATCAAACCGATCCGCGTTTTCGATGAACTGCGCGTGCCCGTGGTCGAACGCTTGCTTGAAACGCAACCATTGGCTCCGCGCAATGGACATGGAGTTAACCGTATCGTCTTTGGTAGCTGGCTGCGCCATAAATCCCGCTCAGGTTAAATAGTGGCAATGCCACTATTCTATAGCAGTTGTCAAGCAGTAGCAAAGCCACCGCGCGCTTGACCGGGTAAAAGGTGCGGGCCTTTCACCCGCTCGGTGTCCATCATGCCCCGTGTCACGCTGTCATGTGCGACCCGGCACCGCCTCGCACGCCACGCGCCTCGCGCAGTAGCCGGTCACGCCAGCCAGAGCGCTTCTTGGGCTTTGGTTCGCGCGAGGGGGTCATGCCCTGGATGAGCTGGCCGATCCACGCGATCGCATCGACGCCGTCATCGTGGATGCCTGACGGGAAGCGCAGCAACTGGTCGATCAGATACTGCGTCGCGTCGCAACCGCTGCGGAACATCACCTCGTTGCGTTTCATCAGCGCCTGTATCGGGCGCGCACGGCTCTGCTTGTCGCGCCGACCCGGTTTAAGCGGCTCGACGTACATGGTTTGCAGCCCGCGCCGCTGTATCTCGCGCTCAAGATACGGGCCGATGGCCATCTCGATATGACCACGCTCGATACCGGTCACGTCCGACCGCCACACGCTGTACATGTCGAGTATCCGGTCGACAATCTGCTCCGAGTCCCACCGCCCGTGCCGGACGTCAACGACCCACAGCCGACGCCGGCGGTCGATACCCACGGTGATACCGAATGTCTCGTCGTTCTGCTCGCGCTGACCGATCGCCAAGTCCCACGCCGTGTAATAGGTCATCTCATCGTACGCCGGCATCTCCGCCATGCGGTAGCGCGGGAACATATCACGGGTGAAAAAGTCACCGTCATCAGCCACCGGCTTCTGCTGATAGAGCGCCGACCAGTCCCGGTCACCGATCGCGTTCTTAATACGCTGCAGCGCACTCAGCGGATAGCGCTCCGGGTGCAGCGCCTCGCCTTTACGGCGGTAGCGCTCGTCCTCAACCGCGATCGCCGGGTACTCGACGACCTCCCACTCGTCACCCTCGCCCTTGGCCATCTGGGTGAGCAGGCGACCCGACAGGTCGTCATCGTGCCAGCGGGTCTGGATAATAAGCACGCCGCCACCGGGCGCCAGACGCGTGTACGCGGTCGAGGTGTACCAGTCCCAGATCGAGGTGCGCACCGACTCAGAGTCAGCCTCCTCACGGTTCTTAACCGGGTCGTCGATGACCAGAATATGCGCCCCGCGTCCAGTAATCGGCCCGCCTACACCAGCAGCTACGTAACCCCCGTCCTCGGTCGTCATCCACGCGTCGATGCGCTGGCTGTCTTTACTCAGGCGCGTCTCAGGGAACAGGCACTCATATTCCGGCGCCCGGATGATCTCGCGCACCTTGCGACTGAAGCCGAGCGACAGGTCGGACGCATAAGAACAGGCGATGAACTCATGCTCGGGGTATTTGCCGAGGTGCCACGCGGGGAAGTTTCGTGACACGATCTCTGACTTACCGTGGCGTGGTGGTAGACACAGCATCAAACGCGGCGATTTGCCCTCGGCCACGTCCAGCGAGAACTTTTCCAGCCGCGCGCAGATGTCCTTGTGCACCCACCCAGCGTCATAGCGCTCGTTGAAGCGCTGGACGAACGGCAGCAGGTGCCGGCGGCACAACTCACGCCGTGCAAGCTCCTCACGCGCAATCGCCGAGGTGTCATCGGCGCTGATCTCCTGACGCCGGGCTTTTTTCAACGCACGCTGTTTGCGAACACGCTTCTCGCGCTCACGGCGCTCTTTGGCCGCGTTGCGCTCGCGCATCCGCTCTTCCATCGCGCTTTCAGCCATCGCCAGCTTGAAGCGATCTTCTTCGCGCTGCTTCGCTGCGTGGCGCGCCTCGACCTCGCGCTCAATCTTCTCAGCACAGAATATGCAGACCGTGCCGACGTCGCTGACGGGGCGGAACAGTGAACGCGGGTGATTGTGCTCACAGTTCGGACAGAACTGCTGGGCGACCTTACTCCCCATCGGTCACGATCTCCCCGTCGATGGCCTCGGGCAGCAGGTCATCGAGCGAGATGCCTGCCATCTCAAGAATCGCAGCGTCGTCAAGCGACTCCAGCTGCCCGCGAGACGTGACGTTGTTGATGTTGACCGTCACGTCGGACTGACGCTTCTCGCCCAGCCCATGCAAACGCATCTGTAGCTCAACACCGCGGAAGAACTCCGTCGCGGTGGCCGCCATGCGCTTGCCCATCTCAAGGTCGGCGTGGGCATCGGCCAGCGTGTATACCGCGCCTTGAGCGAGGAACTCTTTGTGGCGAGACAGGATGTTGTCGACGTGCGCGAGGATGTCGTCGCGCTTGGCCCACTGGCTGGCTTTACGGAGCGTGATACCTGCGCGCCTTGCCGCGAGCCCTTTGTCAGAGGTCGCGGCGAGGGTAGCAGCAAATTCGGCTTCTTGGCGGGTGAGCCGGGGGAGTCCATCGTGACCCGTGGCAACGCTTATTGTATCCATGCCGGCGTAGACTTCACGGTCGTCGATCATTCGGTGTCACTGTTCGTGGAAAAAATGCCCTCCGAAGAGGGCTAGCCATGCACAACACACGCGGTAAATGTTAAACAATGCTACTACAATTTTCCACAAGAAATTTTTGCGGTAGCACTACGCACCAGTATCAGGAGCGCTTGTCGTTGCGAAGAAACCAAAAAATGAGGGTCAGCAAAGACGAGCCGGCGAGCAGGAATACAAGCGGCGATAAATTATACAGGTAGCCGCTTTGACGCGCGTCAAACCAGCCACAGAAGTCGTACAGCGACAAAAGGGCAAGTGCGACGCTGATCCAGAGAAAAAACTTGAAAGCCTTATCCATGCCAATACTCCCTAGAAATTTTTTCACCAAAAAATTTTACCACAAAAAAATTTTTGACGTGACTTTTGTCACGGGTGAAAGGGCAAGTGACAAATGTCAATCGGCTACCCGCTCACTACCTATCCAGGTTCCCGCCGATCGACCCCCGCCCTCCCCCGATCGACTTCGGAGCTTCGATTCTGAAAACGCGGCTTTGGAACCTTGTGTGGCACCCCCTCCCCCAGTGGCCCTTGGCGTGTGAGCAGTGGCGTGTGAGGGGGGGGCGACTGCGCGCTCCGCTTGCGGCAGGTGTGTGGCGAATTTAATCAGAGGAGCTACGTCATGGCGCTACCATACTTCGAGGAAACGACTTACGACCGTCTGGTCTTCACGCCCAGCGCGCTGATCGAGGGCTTCCAGATGCAGGATGCGTACGAAAACGCAGAGGCTGAAGGCAGCGATCCGCTCGAAATCATCATGGAACTAGAGGACGAGGGCGTCTTCGAGTGATGCATCGCCACTGGCCGCAAGGTCAGTGGCCTTTTTCCAATGCCAATTTCGGCATTCCATTAGAAAGTGAGGATACACCCATGAACAACGAAGCTATTATGAACGCCCTGAACGCTCTGGCTGCAGCGATGGCTAATAATCAGACAACGCCGGTCGCACCGGGTGCCGCCGCCGCCGAGAGCGCCAACGCAGCTGCGGTAGCGCATATCGAGGAGCAGCGGAACGCGTTCTTCAAGCGCATGGACGAGGAGTCGGCGCCGGTGAAAGTCGCGTTGATGACGTTCCTCGAGGAGTGCGGATTCATCGAGCCGTCCGATGTGCTGCTGCAGGCCGATAAGCTCGCCAGCTCAGCGGCGTACGGCTACTTCAGCACTCGCAACGCGCTGGAGCGGTCGGCAATGGCCGAGGTGCGCCTGTCACGCACGGCGTATTCGAACGGCGTCGAGGGGCTCAGCATCGGCGAGCGCGAGGCGGTCGATATGGCCGATCGTCAGGCGTCCATGAAAGCGCGCTGCGAGGCCAACCTGCGGCAGTATTTCGCGGCCAACGCCGTTGCGCGTGATGCCATGAAGGAGCTGCGGAGCACCGAGTATGGCGAGGAGCAGCTGGAGAACCTGCTGCAGTACCTGCGCGCGCCGTCGATCGACGCCACCGACAAAGCGTACGTAGAGTACGTCAACGGCCGCGAACGCAAGCGTGCTGTTGAGAACGCAACGCTGCGTCAGAGCGCGCAGATGAGCGCTGTCGCCACCCTCTTCAGCTAACCCACCCGCCGCTGGCCGCAAGGCTGGCGGCTTTTTTCTGTCTCCCCACCGGCCCCCGGCCACCGGCCCGCGGTATGCGTATGTGGGTCAGCGGCCCGTGGCGATCGGCAACCGCCTCGCTTCGCTCGGCGGTTGCCGATTGGCAATTGGCGGTTGGTCGTGGACCTGGGCCAATCGAGTCCAACGTGAACACAGGAGTTTGCCCCATGACACCTGACACCCGCCCCGTGACACCTATCAAAAAGCAAATCGGCCTATGGCACGTGACCTGTGGCGATAAACAGCAGCCGTTCACCAACGGCCAACTGACCCTCGACCTCTGTAACGCGCTCATCGCCGAGGGGCATGCGCCGCGTCTGCATGTTGGCACTGCGTTCGTGGCCGAGTGGCAGGAGTGCATCATATGAACGAGATCATCGTCCTGTTCGTGATATTTGGCCTGGCGCTCATCGCCGAGTCGACCCTTGACCTGTGGCGCGCGAAACGGGGCCAGCGCTACCGTATCCTGCGTCACGGGAAACAGGCCGAGTGGCGCGTGACACCGCCGCAACGGCCGCGGCCCGCCAGCCGCCGTGCGAAGGCACGTTAAACGCTGTCCGACGTGAACCGCCGGCACGCCGTGAGGCGCCTGGCACCCTATAAGATTTTGAGGAGGCCATATGACAGAGCTGACTGTAACCGTTATCAGCCCGCAGTGGCGGTTGGGCATGCTGACGGATGAACTGTGGCGCCTGCCCCGTGACATCGGCGACCAAGGCTGGCTGGTGATCGACACGGGAGAAGATGAGAATCGGCGCCAGGCGCTGCTCAACGCGATAGGCGAGCTGTACACGACGCTGCGCTGGGCACCGGGTAACGCGCTAAACGAGATGGAGCCGTGCCGGTACCTGTTTTTCGCGGGCTTTAGCGGAAACAGACTGTTTCACACAGACTTTGAAAGCGATCTCCTGGCCTGCAACGTCAAATACTTCTACCGCCTCACCGGAGCGACCCTCGTCCAGTGGCCCGTGCCAGGTAAAGAAGGTCGTGTGACGTGATATAAGTTTTTTAGATAGCCATATCGGCAATCGACCCTTGACAACCGCTGATAGGCCATAATCCGCGCCGATTTACGTGGGTTACAAGGCTGTTGGCCCCCTTGTCGCCGTGACAAGCGTTTGAATTTTCGCGTGTCACAGGACAGAGGACCGGTTTGCGGACCACTTTGAAATCGGCAAAAAACCCTTGTCAATCAACAAGTTGCGAGGGTTTGGACCGGTTTGCGGACCGGTTTGAAATTCCAAAGGACCAGTTTCAAATGCCACTCCGGTCCTATGTCATTTGCTTATAGCCCTTTAAAATCAACAAGTTACAAGAGAACGCCTATTCAAACAAGCCTTTTTGGACCGGAAGGACCGGAGTTTAGATCGCTTGTTACAACATAGTAGGGGGTGTCTGGTGGTGCGTAGAACCGGTTAACGACAACAACAGTGTTTATTTGAGCCAAATGGTAAATAGTGGTCCTTCCGGTCCTCTAAATGCCCCGAGCCCAGCAACCACGCGGGTTTCAGGCGATTTTCAAACCGGTCCTCGAACCGTGTCATTTGTCGTGTCCTTTTTGCTGAAAGCCAGTAACCACGCGGCCTGCAGCTGGACCACTTTGGAGTAGTCCTTACCGGTCTCCAACTGGACAAAGAGTGGTCCACTCCGGTCCTCAGCACGTTTGACGGCCAAAACTTAGTAGTCCATACTAGGAATAGTTTCACTGCTACTTGTCCCTTTTCAGACGAACGCCACATTTTGGCACTTCGCAAGTAGTCCATCGACCCTCGAAACGAGACATTTGCCAATGAATGAAGAAATCGCCATCGCCCAGTACGCCGCCCAACACGGCGCGTTCGCTGCGATCAAACGCTTCGGTTGCAGCAAGAGCAAGGTCTATTCCGCGTTGAAAGAGCACGGTCTGCGACCGGCAAAGGTCGCAAAGCCCCGCGCCAAGTACGACGACGACCAGCGCCGTCAGATCGCGCACTTCGCGCAGACAAACGGCATCGTTGCCGCCACGAAGGAATATGGCGTGTCTCATTCCACGCTCGCGAGGTGGGTAAAGCGTTACCCCCCGCCCACTGAAACGCGGCACAGGACGCGTAAACAGACGCTGCAGGAGCGCGCCGAGCCTTACCTGCAGATGATCTTCAACGGCGCCTCAGTGCCCGAAGCTGCGAAAGCAGCGGGCGTTTCCCGCAGCACCCTGTACAGCTGGATCGCCAAGTGCGGGCTGACCATCGACGACCTGCGCCGCAAGCCCAGTACCGCTGTCATGCAGCAGTACGCCGCGCAACACGGCACCAAAGCTATGTGCGAGAAGTACGGCATCAGCCCGAGTGCGTACTACAAGCGATTGAAGAAGGAACGTGACCATGCCTGACCTCGACGTGACAGTCGTCAAAAACCCGTTGGAGATCACCGACAGCCGCACCTTGCTTGTACAGGCAGCAAAACACACGCCATTGGTGACGATCGCCGTGCGCAGCGTAGGACACATGCCGTCGCTGCAGCTGCTCGAGGACACCCTGCCAGAGCTGCGATGGGCCTGCGGCACTCGTCCGACGCAGTTTACCACCAGAGACATATCGACACTATTCATCAGAAACGACAAGCTGACGTTCTCGTCCAAGCGGCTCAGCCGATACCCCGACTTCGTCTACGAAAACGGCCAGTTGATCTACACCGGAGGACGCCATGAACATTGAACACCTACCCGCCTGCTGCCAGGCGGCCCTTGCCGATCCGCGCATCGTCGCGCGCATCGAGGCAGAGGCCATACGCAAAGCGGCACGGACCTTTCCATCGATGTCGGCTGCACGTCGACACCTTATCCAGCTGGCCGCGCGCGTCGAAGCCAAAGCGGCCAGCTAACACCAACGCAACAGGAGATACCGACATGGGAATTGACACCCTCATTCAACAGGCCATGCAGCAGATTCCGAGCGAGCCGCGTCGCTCGTTCGCCCCGATGCCCAAAGGCTTCTACCCGCTGGTCATTGAGCAAGCCGAGTTCAAAGCCAACAGCAAAAACACCGGGCACCTGGTCTCGCTAGGGTTCACCGTACCCAGCGGCCGTTGGCTCTGGCTCAGCCTGAACCTGATCCACCCCACGCCACGCGTCCGTGAGATCGCCGCTGGGCAGTTCGCCGAGCTGCTCGACGCCGTGGGCATGACACCCGATCAGTTCGTCAAACCCGAAGACTTCGCCCAGCTCGAAGGGCTGGAAGTCGACGCCTACGTCCGCGTTCGTGGCGACGACAACGAGCCCAGCTCGTTCTACCCCGCCGGGAGCAAAGCGGCCCAGTACGCAGCGGCCAGCGGCACGAAACCTGTGCCCGCTGACTACCAACAGTACCCCGAGGCTAATGGGCTCGACACCGAGTACCGCGACCCGCTGTTCTGACTTGCCAGCGGATAGTAGTGACGCTACTTTCCCTAACCCACCTGCGAGGACACGCAACGATGATGGACTATAAACACCGGTTCAACCGCGCCAAATCACGCAAGACGCTAGAGATCATGATCGAAGGGCTGGCACGCAAGAAACGCTTGTCCCTCAACATTGGCGTCAACTCGTACCGCCAACACGCGCTCAGTTACAAGCGCCTGCGCAACATGGACGCCTACCACCTGTTCATGGCCGCACACGCACGTGATGAAGCGCTCGCAATGGAGGAGTCCCTGAAATGCTGCTGAACGTCACAAGCCACACCTGCTACCTGATGCTGTCGGCGCCGACGCGCGCGAATTACTACAACACCCGCTACCCCCGCTACTTCAGAACACTCCAGACGCGGCGCATCAAAACGCCCATCTACGCGCTGGCCAAAGTGTCGAATCATCCGACAGCGGAGCGGTGGAACCTGAACGATCGGACTCTGCGCGCGCACCTCGTCCCGTTGCGCTTCAACAAGCGCAAGATCGACGAGTTCTACAACAAGCGCGGCGCAGTTCACGAAGACCCAGACGGCAACGTGTCCATTGTCCTGGGTCCGTACACCGTGCTGAGAAGCGACGGAGCGGTCGTCTACACTGACCCCGCGTCGACACTCAACCCGCGCGGTAGCACGTACAAGGGGCACCTGCCCGATGACATCACCGACCTGATGGAAGCCAATCGTGGAGCCATAACGATGGAAGACCTAAGCGACCACTACTACGAGACAGAATACGTCCGCGGGCCTCGTATCGAGGTATACCGCCACCACCTGCAGCTTGACGACATCGACCCGCAAACCGTGACCTTGTCACGCGCGAAAGAAGTAGCACTGCCACTGCTTAGAGAGGCCGAAGAGATCACCGGGCTCAACATCCTCGAACTGCCGGAGGACGACGAGCGCGCGACACTGGCCGCACGGCTCGCCATCGCTGCCACCAAATTCGGAGTCAAAAAACTCAAGCAGATCAACTCGATGCCGACGTCGATGGCGTACACGCTGTTCTACGCCGGTGGCTGGGAGACCAAGAACAAGCGCCCCCTGTTCCCGCACAAGAACCCCGATGACCCGCGGTTGGTGCGCTACTACGCCAGCTACGACGACCTGCTGCGTAACCGCACGTCCGTCGCCAAACCGGGCAAAGTGGTTCGGCAGCTCGTACCAGCCGACTACGGAGACGAGCGGGTCAAATTGATTGCCAACCGCATTGCGATGGAGATCACACCCTCACGTTTCGAAGTGCTGACTGACCCGGACGACATCATCGAAGCGTACCTCAGTGGCCCCAGTAGCTGCGCGACCCACGAGACCCACTGGTACAGTACGCTGCGTGACGCGGACGCACCTGACAATGCGCACCCATCATCCGTGTACGGGGGTGACTCAGACACCGCCCTCGCGGTCTGCTTCAAAGGCGACATGCCGGTGTGCCGTACGGTCATCAACACGCACACACGTGAGTATGTACGCATCTACACGATGGACGGCTGCGCCAAAGCTGAGCTTGAGTTCAAAAACTGGCTGCATGAGAACGGGTACACGCACAACACCGACGCCCTGGTCGGCGCGTGCCTGCGCTGGGTTGAGGTCGAGCACGAGAGCGATAACGTCATCGTCATGCCGTTCATCGACGTCGGCGGCAAGCTGCCCTTATTCGTCCCATCGGTGCCCGCCGTTGTCGTGACCGGCGACAACTTCAACGAGCGCCTGACGCCCGCCGCGCGCCGTGTCATGGAGCGGGCGGCCGATGAGCGCATGCCTGCCATCGCCGCCAGCGTGATCTACACCGCTGGGGGCGTCACCTACAGTGAGCTGATGTCGCGCAAGCAGACAACCTTCGGGCGCTGTGAGGTCACGGGCGAGATCACACCGGACAGCGACCTGGATTATGCGGTGATGGCCGATGGCCGCGTCGGGCGTGTCTCCCTGCGGGAGCGCCAGAACCGGTACAGCACGGGGTACAACATCGTTGACTTCGACGACGACACCGACCGAGTGATCCAGTGGGCACATCAGGACTTCGATACTGATACCCACCTCGTACCGATCACGCCGAAACTGGCGACCGACCTGTTCGGCGTACCGGGCACCCTGCGAGACCCGACGCTCTTGCGCGACAGGGAGGCACACCGTGCTGCCCTTGGCGACGCACGCACCGTTACTACCACCAACAGCGGCCGTTTGGCCCATGAGAGCGAAACATTCGAACTGAACGGGCGCATCCACCTGCTTGACGACATCAGACTGTTCGCTGACGGAGACACTTACACATATGCCGTTGGAGAATGGGTTAACTGCGACAACGACCACAAACGCAACATCCTGACCCAACTCACTGAAGGAGCACAGACCCATGTTGAAGCATAGGCCGCTGCCTAAAAATAGTAGCAAAAGCACTGCTGTCGCACCGTTCAAGGCGCCGACGGCGCCGACGTACACCGCCGACTTCATCATCACACCGGACGCCGTCACGTGTAAGAGCGCGACGCGTAAAGCCGAGGAGATCAACCCGCACGTGCTGACACTGGCGCAGCGCATCCTGTGCCACCGACGGCCGTCGAACAGCCCGCTGCTCGCGTCATGGGTCAAAGACGTGTTCATGCCGCTGCTCAAAGAGCACATGAGCGAAGAGGCCGAAGAGCCGGTCGTTGATGACTACGGCAACGTCATCGTTGAAGTCACACACGACTGCGAGTACAGCAGCACCATGTTCACGGCGCACCTGGACACCGTGCACCATGACGCAAACCCCAAGGCGCTGACCAACAAGGCGACCCAGCAGGTCGCCTACGACGCCACCAAGCGTGTCCTGTTCAAGCAGGACAACGAGTGCCTTGGCGCCGACGACGGCACCGGTGTGTACATCATGCTGCAGATGATCAAAGCCGGCGTGCCGGGCTGCTACGCCTTCTTCCTCGATGAGGAAATTGGGCGCCAGGGCTCGATAGCGCTCGGCAGATCAGACATGTTCCAGCAGAAGCTCAAAGGCGTCATCAAACGCTGCATCAGCTTCGACCGCGCCGGCTCGACCGATGTCATCACGCGCCAATTGTGCGGCGTCTGTGCGTCAGACACCTTCGCCAAGGCGTTGAGCGAGCAGCTCAAAAAGCACAGCGGCTTCGACTACAAACCGAGCCCCAACGGGTCGTATACCGACTCCGCGACGTTCAGCTTCAATATCCCGGAGTGCACCAACGTCTCCGTCGGCTACAAGAGCCAGCACGGCCCGAACGAGACACAAAACGTGCAGGTCATGCTCAAGCTCATCGACGCCGTGACCAAGGTCAAATGGGACGAGCTCCCTGTCGAGCGAGACCCGCACAACGACGACAAAGACCTGTTCGACTACGACGTCGGCTTTGACTACGGCTACACGCGCAAACCGACAACAGTCACCTTCGAGCAGCGGCTGGAGTGTATCGAAACCCTCCTAGCCCCCGACCCGGACGCTGAAGAACTCGCCGAGTTGCTGCAGGCATACCCGTACGCATGCGCACGCGCGCTGCTTGAGGAATACGGCCTGGGCGCGGACGACGTGTATGACCTTGTACAGGGGATGCTGCGATGAGCAAACACGCACCAGACGGCGGCATGCTGGTCCTTGGCCGGCGCCGTAACCAATCTGTCTACATCGGGGATGACAAGACCGAAGTCAAAGTCCTCGGTGTGGACACCAAAGGCCGCGTCACCTTGGGGATCAAAGCCCCGAAAGACGTATCCATCTATCGTGATGAGATTTACCCAACCAACGCAAAGGAGGACGACCATCATGTCTACCCCGCTGAATAACCCGCTGACCATCAACATCACCATCAACACCCACGAAGAGCTGCTGGCCATGCTGCTGCGCGCCAACCTGGACGACGAGAACCTGCGTCACTGGTACCACGGCATCCGTGGCAAAACCAACCGCGTCATCCCGGACGTACGGCTGTCCCAGCTGTACAAAATCCTCAAGGCCCGCGCGGACGAAGAAGGTGTCGTCATCGACGCTGAACCCGCCCCCTCCGAGGTGCCGGATGACACGCCGTGCGCCAAAAGCGTCGACGTGACGTTCGGTTAAGTGGCCGTGGGCGGGTGCGTCTTCGCACCCGCCTCTTTCCGATAGACAGGAGGACACCTGCATGGCGAAGCGTACGCTCAGCACCGTGAAGCGTCTCATTGAGGCGCTTGAAAGCGCTGAGAAACAGACCAACGAGGTCAAAGCTATACGCACAGTGTGCAGCGGCTACCTGAAACTGGACCGCAGAGGCAAGTGCGTGTACGTCGACCAGGCCAACGCCGAGCTGATACTGGCCACCGCCGAGCGCGTCCTGACCGAGCGGCGCGACAACATCCGCGAGCGGCTGCGCCTTGAATATGGCCTCTACGAGTCCGCTTGACCCTGTTTGAGTGGCAATGCTACTATTCCTGACGGCTCTACCGATTGCTGTTAGGCGTACAACCTCGACCCGCTTGCTTGCCAAGCGGGTGTTTTTTCGCCCACTGGCAGCGGCTTTTTCTTTCCCCTTCAACAAAGAAAAACCCTTGGTCGTTACCACCGCTGCCAGTCTTTTTACCGCCGGAGACCCTATGACAACCATCACGCCCAACCCGACCTACACCGACGCGTCCATCGACCTCGAGGCCCTCGGCAAGCACCATTACGCCGCCGTCATCTCGATCGGCATCGTGGCCTTCAACCGCCACACCGGCGACATGGACGAAGGGCTGAACATCGTCCTTAACGTGGAAGACGTCGTGAAGCACGGCGCGCAGATGGACGCGAGCACCGTCATCTGGTGGATGCAGCAGTCCGACGCCGCACGCAAAGTGTTCACACCTGGCGGCGGTGTCAGCGTCGACTATGCGCTGAAGATGGTCGACAACTACTTCCGCGACAACAATCTCGGCAAAAACGCGGGCGTCTGGGGCAACGGCCCTCAGTTCGACGTCGGCCTGCTCGAAGACCTGTATCGCATGGCTGGTAAGAAAGAGCCATGGGCCTACTGGCAAGCGCGCGACGTCCGCACCGTCGTCGACATCGCCAACCTCGACAAGGCCGCCTACCGGAAGAAAGGCACCCACCACAACGCAGTTGATGACGCCCGCAACCAAGCCCAAATGGTTATAGACGGTATCGCCGCCCTGCGCCGCGACGCATAACACAACACACAACACACCGGAGGACCACATGAGAGCCATTCTGATTGACCCGGAAGCACGCGCGCTGACCGAAATCGACATCGACGACACCCTCGAAGCCTACTACGACGTACTCGGCTGTGAGCTGGTCGAAGCCGTCCCGCTCCCCAACGTATCCGACGTGATGTACGTCGACGAAGAAGGCCACATGCGCCAGGTGGCAGAGCAGCACTACTTCAGTATCGACGACCTGTCGGCGCCCATCGTGGGCAAAGCGCTCGTTGTCGGCACCGCAGACAACGGCGACACCACTGAGCCGACCATCGACATCGACTACCTCGAACAGCGTGTGCACTGGCTCGTGCGCATCATGTAGGGAGACACCATCATGGCTGACATCATCATCAGCGCGCCGACACCGACGGCCTTCAAAGTCGTCCCAGCGACCGACACAGTTGCCGCCGGCGCCTACGCCTGGCTCAGCACGCAGACCGGCGTAAACCTCATGCTTGCCTTCTACAACGCAGACGACATGCGCGCGCTCGCGCAAGGGCTGCTGCACGGCGCTGCGCAGCTTGAGTCGATGAAACAGACGCAGGGGGTGGCCCATGCAGCAGTACCGTGACCTTCTGCATAACGTGCTCATAACCGGTACCTACCGTGACGACCGCACCGGCACCGGCACACGCTCCGTGTTCGGTCGCCAGATTCGCTGCGACCTGAACGACGGCTTCCCGCTGCTGACCAGTAAGCGGGTGCCGTTCCGCCTAGTTGTCGCTGAACTGCTGTGGTTCCTCGAAGGCTCCACCGACAATAACCGCCTCGCTGAGCTGTCCGGTTGTCGTCCCGAAACGACTATCTGGGCCGAATGGGCGACCGACCACGGCGGCCTCGGGCCGATCTACGGCAAGCAGTGGCGCTCATGGGAGTGCCCGAACGGCGTCGTCATCGACCAGATCAGTAGCGTCATCGAGCAGATCAAGGCTGATCCCTACAGCCGCCGGCACATTGTCAGTGCCTGGAACCCGGCCGTCACGCCAGCTGGCTGGCTGAGCCCGCAACAGAACGCCGCCACGGGCCGCATGGCACTGGCCCCGTGCCACGTCATGTTCCAGTTCTACGTCGACAACGACGCGCTGAGTTGCCAAGTCTACCAGAGGTCAGCTGATATTTTTATTGGGGTGCCGTTCAACATCGCCAGCTACGCCCTGCTGACGCACATCATCGCGGCTGAATGCGGGCTGGACGTGGGTGAGTTCGTTCATACCTTCGGCGACCTGCACCTGTACGAAAACCACGTACAGCAGGCCGGCGAGCTGCTGTCACGCGCCCCGCGCGAGCTGCCGAAGCTGCACTTCGAGCCGAAGCCAATCGACGCGTACACACCGGATGACTTCCAGCTGGTCGGGTACAACCCGCACCCGCCGATACCAGCGCCGGTGGCCGTATGATCCGCGACGCCATCACAGCGCTGGCGTTTATCGCCCTGCTGGCGGTGGCGCAACACGTAGCCTCAATCGAAGGTGACACATCATGCCCGAAGACCACGACCCAACAGCCGAATCAGCCGACGCACGCATCGAGCGCATCACGCAAGCCTACCGTGCTGAAGTTCTGAGAAACCGCGACCTCAGCCAGAAGCTGGCAGCGCTCAACGACGCCTACGTCGACCTGATCGCTAACCACATGGCACTGCTGAAAGAACTGATACGACTGGAGGAGGAAACACGCGATGCGACACTCATCGAAGGATAAGGACCAAAACACTGGGCTCCAGACCATCACGACCGGCCTGTTGAACACGCTTCCGGTGGACGCGCTGCCAACAGAGCCTGTTGTTGTGACCAAATTCCGCAAGCCGCGTTACGTACTGATTCCCTATGACCAGTACGTCAAGCGTTGAAGCCCTGCGGCCGCTACTGGTCGACCTGGCGCTCGCACTCGCGCTCAACCCCGTGGGCAGACCGAGCGCCGTACTGGCACGCGCCGCGTCCGGCATGCACCTGATGCGCTGGTACACCGACCCCATCTGCCAGCAGCATTTGAACATTATCATCATGCACCCGGACCCATACCCCCTGTACGAAAAAGCACTACGAGGCGTTGCTTATGATGCTGCTCGGCACTGACTACACGCTCCTGACGCTGGACTTTGAGATCTACTACGGGCCGAAGTACAGCCTATCGCTGCAAACGATGAACACATTTAAATACGTCGCGGATGAGCAGTTCCTGATCCACGGCGTGGGGGTCAAGATCGATGACAACCCTACGAAGTATTTCGATTTTCATACTGACCACGGCCGCCGCGATTTTGAGCGGTGTCTGTCTGGCCTTACTGACAAGCCTGTGGCTCTCCTCTGCCAAAATACACCTTTCGACGGCTTCATCCTGCACTACCATTTCGATTGGCACCCTGACCTCTACCTAGACACCATGGCCATGTCCCGCGGTCTGTTCGTCGGACAGAAAGCCGGGCTCCACGACATCGCCATCCGACTCTGGCCCCATGACCCGAACCTGCGCAAACTCGACGACCTCAAACTGACCTATGGCCTGCGCGAGTTGCCACCGGACATCAACCAGAAACTCACCGCTTACTGCATCCGCGATGTGGACCTGACCCATGCTGCCTTCGCCGTCATGGAGCCCCACTTCCCGGACGACGAGCTGCGCCTGATTGACTGGACCATCCGCGCCATGTGCGAACCGGTGTTCGAAGTCGACACGCAGCTGGTGCAGGATGAGATCGACTACCAAGTATCTGTCCGCGAGGCCGCAATTCAGCGCGCCCAAGACGAGTTTGGCCTGACCGAGTCACGCGTCAAGTCCGACAAGCAGTTTCGTGAGTTCCTTGAATCACGCGGCGTAAAGATTGAACTCAAAGAAAACGCCAAAGGCGAGATGATCCCGGCGCTGGGCCAGAAAGACTGGGGCTACCAGAAGATGATGGCCCGTCACCCGGAACTGGAGGCGGTCTGGGCCGCGCGCAAAGTGGCCAAGTCCAACATCCAGGAATCCCGCGCCCGTTGGTTCAAGGCCGTCGCCGAATGGAATGACAACAAAATGCCCGTGCCGCTGAACTACTACGGCGCAGACACAGGCCGCTGGTCGGGTGGGGAGAAGCTGAACCTGCAGAACCTGCCCAGGAACACCAACGGCGATGAAATCACAGACCCGAACTCTGGTCGCCTGCGTCGGTCACTGCTGGCCCCGGAAGGCAAAGTCGTGGTCGTGCGAGACCTCAACAACATTGAAGGCCGCATGCTCGCCTGGGAGGCCGGTGAAGGCTACCTGCTTGACCTGTTCCGCAACGACGGTTGCCCCTACCTCTTCATGGCCGAGGAAATCTTCAACGCCAGCCACGGATCCTTCAGCAAAAAGACCCATGGCGATGAGCGCACCATCGGCAAGGTTGCGGTTCTAGGGCTGGGCTATGGCATGTCCGCCAACAAGTTCTGGATCGGCGTCAACACCGGCGCCAACCCAGCTGGAATCAAACGCAGCATGTCGTTTGAGGAGGCGCAGCGGATCGTGGACATCTATCGCGGGACCAACACCAACATCACACGGTTCTGGCGCGACTGCGAGCAGTTGATTATCCGCATGGCCGGCATGAAGCCGGGCGAAACCTGGGAGTTTGGTCCACTGACCGTGATGAAGGAAATGCTGGTCATGCCCAACGGCATGGCACTGCAATACCCGCGCCTCGAAGGCGAACCCAACCAGTTCGGCGGCTACGACTTCACGTTCGGCGTCGACAAGCGCAAAAAGATATACGGTGCACACTTGGCAGAGAACTGCATAGCAGAAGGGGCGCTCGTGCTGACAGACAATGGTTGGAAAGTCATTGAAACTATTAAGCCTACCGACAAGGTTCACGACGGGGTTGAGTTTGTAAGCCATGGTGGCTGTATATTTAAGTCCGTCCAAAGCTGCGTCACGGTAGACGGCGTACTCATGACTCCAGACCACGAGGTATTGACGGATGAAGGGTGGAAACCTGCATCACAGAACCCAAGACCTTACCGGCCAGACATTCGGATTTCTGACAGTTTTGTCAGTGGGACCGAGCGACGGGAAAAAACGGAAGTGGTGGATGCAATGCACCTGCGGGAAACGCTTCCTAAAGACCGGAGCCTCCTTGACCAAATCAAAGCGGCTTGGGAAAACGCCAAGCTGTGGATGCAAAAAGGGCGAACAGGTCCGAGCCGCAAAAACCACGCATGGGATGTCACGGCACCCGGCGTTCGCCGTATGGCGCTCGATGATCGACAGGTGCCGATTACCGTCACATCGCGCCTGGAAAAACTACGGTGGGCGTGGAATAGCCGTGTGCGACAGGTGGCAGAGCACATTCGAGAACTTCTGGGCCGACATGGGCCCGTCCTACCGGCCAGGACTATCGCTGGAGCGCAGGGACAACTCGAAGGGGTACTCGCCAGAGAACTGTGTATGGGCAACGCGTACACAACAGAGCAGAAACCGTCGTACAAACACAGTGATAACAACAGCACTTGGAACAATGACAGCCGCGGAGACGGCAGAAAGAGCGGGGCTCAAAGTCAATACGCTGCTATATCGTCTAGCCAACAACTGGCCAGTGGACAAGCTGCTGATACCGCCAAGCTACACCAACCGAGAAAGGTCTACGACATCCTGAACTGTGGGCCTCGAAGCAGATTCGTCGTAAAAGGCGACTCAGGCCCATTCATCGTGCACAACTGCACACAGGCGCTTGCGCGCGTGCTGCTGGGCCAGCAGCTGCTGACCATCCAAAGCGAGCTGGACAGCAACTACGGCCGCGACGCCGCCCGCGTCGTCCACAGCGTGCACGACGAACTGATCGTCATCTGCGATGAAGACAAGGGTGATGAAGTCTACTGCATGATGGGTGATGTCATGTCCACACCGCCTGACTGGGCACCTGACCTGCCGCTCAAATCCGAAGGAGGCGTTGCACGGGAGTATTCGAAATGAGCATGAACCGCGCCAATATTCTGGTCGATTCCATAGTCCACCTACTCGACGGCAAACTGGACGAGGACACCGACATCAAACTGTTCGAGTTAATCAACGAGCTGCACGACCTCGCCGACCCGCAAGCCGACCGACTTCGATGGGCAGAGCGCGAAGCCGACAGGCTGCGGAAAGAGCTCGACAGCAAAGACTCGGCCTACAGCAACCACGTCATCGACATGGACAAGAAGCTGTACCTGATTGAGCAAGAGCGCGATCAGTTGAAGGCTGTAATAGCCCGATGCCACGAAGCCATGTGTGCAGTGTCACAAGCAGCCTACGACAATGCGTTCCCGGTTTGTTGTGGGTACGCCGGCGCCGAGTGCTGCGGATTACCTGATCCTGATTGGTCTGAGCACGACAAGTTGATTATGGACACGTTGGACGGCCCAATCAACGCAGCGGCAAACCAACTCCGCACCGAACCCGCTGCAGCACAGGGGGATGAAATGAGCGACGATTATTACTACAGCGGACAGTATGCGGAAGAACAGGCAGAAGCCGAAGTTCGGGCGCGAGTTTGTTACCCGAACCGTGATGCCAACGCTCGGCTGATCGCGGCCGCACCTGAGCTTTATGAGGCGCTGGATAAAATTATCGAGTGGTACGACAACCACCATCTGCGCAACGAGCCTGCATTTCAGTACTATCATTCGGCCCGAGCCGCACTAGCCAAAGCAAGCGAAGGATGACAGCAATGAACAAGACTGAGCACTTACTGACCTGTTTGATTGAGGAGTGCGCCGAAATACAACACGCTGCCGCCAAAGCACTGCGATTTGGGCCGCAAGACGGCTACCCCGGCGCAGATACCACAAACGCGCAAGACATAGCCCGAGAAGTTACCGAGCTAATAGCAGTCATTGATCTTTGTAGGGAGCATGGAGTTTTTGGGCAGCCCGGCGAAGCCAAAGCGATTTACGACAGTAAGCGAAAACGGGTGGCAGAGTTTATGGAGTATGCAAAGACCACAGGGGCTCTGAATACCCATAACGCCCAACAGGCAAAGGAGGAGGAAGTAGGAAAATGAAAGTATTTTTGGGTGGTACGTGTAACGAATCGGATTGGCGCAACCGGATTATTCCGATGCTCGAAGTTGACTTTTTCAACCCGGTGGTTGATGACTGGACGCCTGACTGCATGGCCGAAGAACTTCGGCAGCGGGAAGAATGCGACGTGTGTTTGTACGTCATTACACCGAAGATGACCGGGGTTTATTCGGTTGCGGAAGTGATCGACGACAGTAATAAGCGCCCGGAGCGAACCGTGTTTGTCAGGTTGCGCGACGACGGTGACGAGAAGTTCACGGACGGGCAATGGAAATCCCTCGGGGCGGTAGCACAGATGGTTGAGCGCAACGGAGGCGCGGCGTTTGACTCCCTGAAGAGCGCGGCACTACACATCAACGCAGTGGCGCAGAACACTACAAATCACCGCGAGATGGTTAAGTGGATGCGAGAGTACGCCAACCAACCCCGCACACGCGCAACCCATGACCGAATTGAGTAGCAATGCTACTATTATCGTTTTCAAACTGTAGGGAAGAACGATGACCTCACAATTCAAGACCATCGCCGAGTTCAACGAGAACATCGGCAACGCCAAAGGTGATCCGACCAACCCCGACTGGTCGCAAATCGATAGTCAACTCGACATCGCCCTGAGTGAAGTCGAGGAACTGAAAGCCGGCGTATCAGACCGCTGCCTGAAACAGACCCGTGATGGGGCTGGCGACGTGCTCGTTACCGTTTACGGGCTGCTCCACCGGCTGGGGATCGACGCCGATCGCGATCTGGACGCGATCAACGCATCGAACGACAGCAAGTTCTGCACCACCATAGAGGAGGCAGTCGCCACATCCGCCAAGTATGAAGCGATTGGCATCGTGACCCGGTACAACAAGGTCAACGGACGGTATGCCGTCGTGTCCGCGCACGATCAGTGCGACATCAGCGGCGGGTTCTACCCTGCAGGGAAACTGCTGAAATCCGTCAACTACCACGAACCGGAGTTCTACAGTGTCGGCTGATCCGATTGATAAAGGCTGTGAAATAGAAGAGATGCTACGCGAGGTCGCGCTGCAACGGCGCCGGCCGGAAGCCCCCAAGGGCGGCGGCACCTGCCTCTTCTGTGAAGAGAAAATCGAGCCACATCGGCGCTGGTGTGACAGCTGGTGTCGCGATCAATGGGAGCGTGAAAATGGCTGACCGCATCGAGCTGACCACTGCGCTCAAGTGGAACACCAATCTGCCCCCGGTCGACGTCGACGTACTGGTGGCAATGGACGACGGCACCGTATGGCGGGTGCACCGCGACACTTGGGTTGAATCACGCAGCGCTGACCCCTGCTACCGGTGCAAGACCACCGGACACCAGCTGCCGATCAAGAACGTACTGGGCTGGAGATACCCATGAACGACCTGTCAACAAACGAACTCGAACTCCTGCGCGCTGCGCTGGACGCCTACACACCCCTCTCTGACGACCGCAACATGCTACATGCAGGGCTGCTCGCCCGAATAGAATCCGAGCTGATGCACCGGGAGGAACTGACGAACTTCGCCGACGAATGCGCGGGCGGAGCCTGCAAGCTGTAAAAATAGTGGCAGTGCCACTACAGGCACTGCTACAATTCTTGGCTTTCGGGGAGGGACTATGGGCGCACCACTGACACTTCTATCCGCGGCCAGCAGCACCCCGCTTGCAAAAGAGTTCTCACAAGAGGGCGTTACACCCTACCCGCACGTCAAGCGGGTCAACTCCTTCCACTTTGAGACCGACATTTCGCAAGACGGACTGCGCGAGCGCCTCGGCATCCTGCAAGAACACGCGCGCTTCGGCTACTGCATGCTGAAGGGCACACTGAAAAAAGAACTCCGTAACGAAACCCGCGCAGGTCAGACGCAACGCGACGCGCTGACCAGCACACTCGTACTCGACGTCGACGGCTACCCGCTGGACGACGCGTTGACCGCACCCTGCACCGCTGATGACCTGCGAGCTGTCGCAGAGCACGTTGTCAGCCTGCTGCCTGAAGAGCTGCACGACGTCAGCTACATCGCGCACGCATCATCATCGTTCGGCATGAAACCGAACAGCGCGTCCGTGCATCTGGAGTTCATGCTGACACAACCGGTAGCACCGGCAGCGCTCAAACTCTGGATTCAGATGCTGAACCTGGACATCGAAGCGTTTGAGCAAAAGCTGTCGCTGACACCATCCGGGCACACGATCCATTGGCTACTTGACCCGTCCGTCGCGGACAACAGCAAGATCATCTACATCGCCAAGCCACGTTTCAACGGCGTCGATAACCCGTTCAGCAACGACGACGACCGCTGGATACTGGTCGAGAAGCAACACGCGAGTGTCGATCTGACCACTCAGGTTGGCGCGCACACCCGTGCGGCCGTATCGGCCCGTACGAACAAGAAACTCGCGGCGCTGCGGCGCGCGCAAGGGCTGCCGGCGAGGAACCACAAAACCCGCAAGATCAAGCTGGGTAACGCGAGCATCAACGTCATCTCAGACCCGAATGAGATGAACATCCAGCTGTACCGCGTCACCGGCGAGTACGCCATCTTTGACATCAACGGCGGCGACTCGCACGCGTATTGGTGCAGCCTGTCCAACCCGGACATCATGTACAACTTCAAAGGCGAACCCCCGTTCCAGTTCAGCAAAGCTGACCCGGAAGCGTTTGACGCCTTCATGGAAGAGTACGGAGAGCGCGTCACAGAGCACCGGCCTATCGAGCCGTTCGTGTTCCGTGACAGCCGCACCGACAGGCACTTCTTCGGCCGCTACGACCGACGACAGGGTGCTTTTGTCGAAGACGGTGGTGGGCGCGTCGCGCTCAACGCTATCGCGCGCGCCAACATCGACGACGCGATGGCAGAGGCCGGCGGCATCATGCCGGATGTCATCCCGACCTATGCACTTGTCTTCAACCCGGAAGACAACACCGTTGTCGACCCGATCAACCGCACCGTTAACAAGTTCTGCGCGCCGCCGCTGATGCGCGACGTGCCGGAGATCGACGACGCCTTCAAGAACGTCACCTACGACATGAGCAAAGGTGGCGACAACGGCATCATGGGCTACCTGAACGCCTTAACGCCGAACATCCACAGGCTGATTTACCACGTCGTCGGCAACGACCCGGTGTGCTACGAGCACTTCATCAACTGGCTCGCACACGCGTACCAGTATCGGTGTGTCTCATCGACCGCCTGGGTATTCTCCGGCATGCCGGGCACCGGCAAAGGCGTCTTGTTCACGCGCGTCGTCGAGGCCATCTGGTCACGGGAATATGCGTCGCTGAAGAACATGAAGAACCTTGAGGACAACTTCAACGGTTCGCTCGAAACGCAACTGATGGTCGCCTTCGACGAAGTACACCTGACCTCCGGCCGTAACCCGGAACGCCTGCTGAACGACATCAAGCACATGATCGGTTCCGACACCGGCACCGTGCGCGCGATGCGCACCGATCAGCAGAACTCGCAGTTCTACTACAACTTCTTCCTGTTCAGTAACCACCGCGACGCGATCCCGATCGAACCGGGCGACCGCCGCATGAACGTGGCCCCGTATCAGGAGATACCGATCAAGAAGCAGTACCCACACTTCTTGCAGATGCTCGACGCCATCGACGACGAAGTGCCACATTTCGCAGCCTTCCTGCACCACTTCACAGTGAACGTCGAAGCGGCGCGCACCTGCCTTGAGAACGCAGCGAAAGCCAAGATGCGCTTCAGCGGGCTCAACAGCTACGAGCTGTTCTTCGACGCGGTCAAGACCGGCAAGCTCGACTACTTCATCGAGTGCGTGCTGCTGCATGCCCCGGACGCCACTGACTACGCCGAGATTCAACGCATCGCCAACGCGAAGCGGGTTATCAAGGCATGGATCGACGATGCCAACAACGCCAGGACGACCGTCCTGCCGCTTGACGACTTGCGTCTGGTGTACCTGGCCATGTACCCGCACAACACCATCACGCCCAACAAGTTCGGCTCGATGGTGAACAAAAACAACCTCGACGTGAAGCGCCGCAGCCTCGCCGCCCGCGGCAAGCTGCGCTGTGTCGAAACCGACTGGGTCATCGACGAGTTCGCTGATGAGGGATCACAAACCGTTATCCAGCGCGAGCTGGAGCGCTACGACGCCACCGTTCATTAAGGAGGGCACCATGACCGATCGCCCCATGTTCAATCCGGGCGCTGTCAACACAGCGCCGATCAACCCGAAACAGCCCGAGCCGGTCAGCGATGACCGGCCACTTTTTGACCCGAAGGCCGTCACGGCAAAGCTGGAGGCAGAGAAACAGCAGGAGCTGGACCTGTGGACCGCACCCATTGGCCCGGTGTCAACATGGTCGTTCTCCGGGCTGATGACGTTCGAAAGCTGCCCGTATCGCACCTACCTGACGAAAGTCGAAGGCGCACGCGAGCCAAGTGGCCCGGCCGCTGATCGTGGCAGCATGCTGCACAAGCTCATCGAAGACTACATCCAGGGCGTCACCGACGAGCTGAGCGCAGAAGTAAAGAAACACCGCGAGCTGATCGAGCACCTGCGCGAGGCGCACGCCGAAGGACGCGTAGAAGTCGAGGGCGACTGGGGCTTCACACGGCAGTGGGAGCCGACCGGCTGGATGGCTGACGACGTATGGGCGCGTGTCAAACTGGACGCTATCGAGTTTGAAAACGAGACCAGCGCAGTCGTTTACGACTGGAAGTCCGGCAAGAAATTCGGCAACGAACTCAAGCACGCCACCCAGCTGATGACCTACGCCATCGGCACCTTCCACCGCTACCCGAAACTCGAGTACGTGCACGGGTTTATGAAGTACATCGACAATGGTCAGGAGCTTGAAGGCCGCTACACACGCGCCGACATCGCCATGTTCCGTCCGAAAATCGAAAAACGGGCGCTGATTATGACCACTGCAACCGAGTTCCCGCCGAAGCCCAGCCGCCACAACTGCAAGTGGTGCCGGCTCAAAGAGCCGCTGGAAGGCGAAGAAACCGCACGCTGCAAATGGGGAGTCATCGAATGAGCATTTTCACCGGCAACGACATTATCCAATGCTTCGACGACCTCGGACTGGGCTTTCCGAACGGCGTATCCAACCGCGACGATTTCAGCGAGAGCCATTACGACGGTCTCGAAGTCAGTGCAGTTATTGAGTACCGCGCTGCCGACGGAAACCGATACTGCGAGCCGATATACGACCTGTCCAACATCGGAGACGCGTCGAACATCGACTCGTTATTTTTCACACTGTACGCGCACATCCCCGACGGGCGCGTGCGCACAGTCCACAACTTCCACTCCAGGTTCGACGCCCGCGCTGCGTTCAACGCGCTGAGCGCGCAGCTCAACCCGACATTTATCGACGAGAGGTGCTGATGATGGACATCAAGATTCAAACCAAAGACCCATTTGCCAACCTGTCAGACAAAACCGAGCTTAAAGCGCTTCTATTTGAAGAGGACGAGGAAGATAGAGAGGAAGAGCCGTACGAGTACCGTGTGCGTGTAACGCGTCGCATCGAAATCCTGGAAGAGTGCTACGTATACATAGACGCCCGATCAGAAGAAGAGGCCGCCGAGCTCGTAGAGAACAACATCTACGACTACTGCGACGAATGGGATTACGCAGAAACACTCGATATATACGACGAGGAAGTGGGCGAGGTGGTAGAACAATGACATTGCACATCCCACCGATGTACGCGCACCAACAGTACACCGCTGATTTCATCGGTAACAGCGCCCACGACTGCGTGTTCATCACCTCAGATACAGGCTGCGTAGACGCGGACACCGAATACCTAACCCAGACCGGCTGGAAACGTATCGCTGATTATACGGAGGGTGACAAAGTCGCCCAATTCCACCCGGACGACAAGTCGATTAGCTTCGTAACCCCGCTGGGCTACATCAAGCGACCGTGCGACTGGTTCTACCACTTCAAGACGAAGACAGTGGACCAGATGCTAAGCGGTGAACACCGCGTGCTGTACTATACCGAATCCGGCAACCCGAAGGTGAAGAGCGCAAACGAAGTCGTTGCAATCCACGAGTCCACCTCAAACGGTTTTCGAGGGCTCTTCGCCACAACCGCGGCACTACGCACGGACGAAGCTCGGGTGATGCACCCACTTAGCGATGCGCAGTTACGGCTCATGGTAGCAGTCATCGCAGACGGTCACTTCCACGCGGACTGCCCAAACAGGTGCACAATAAACGTCAAAAAAGAGCACAAAAAGGAGCGAATAGCCCGCCTGTTAGCAGACGCGGGTGTTACGCACATGCGTCAAGACCGCAGCGACGGTTACAGCAGATTCCGCTTCACCGCGCCGCAAAAAACCAAGCACTTCACTGGAGACTACTGGCTAATGCCAGTCGAGCAACTCGCGATAGTGCTCGATGAGATGCAATATTGGGATGCCTGTGCTCGAAAGAACAACGCCGTCGCGTTCTCCAGCTACGACAAGCGAAACGCGGATTTCATTCAATTCTGCGCAACGCTTTGCGGCCGCACCGCCAACCTGAACGTGCAGACTAGAAAACGGCGAGGCGTGGTGGAGACAGAGTACACCGTGCATGTTCAGAACCGCGCGCGCATGGTGCGAATGAGCAGCTTCAGCAGCAAAACGAGAATAGACCGCGTACCCGCGCAAGACGGGTTCAAATACTGCTTCGAGGTACCGACTTCCTATTTGTTCCTGCGTCGCAACGGCAAAATATTCGCCACAGGAAACACCGGCAAGACACGCAGCGTGCTCGAAGGCTTCAAGCAGCTGCGCGCCAACCGCGGCTACCGCCGGATGCTTGTCCTCGGCCCGCTGTCGATCCTCAAGCCCGCATGGGCAAACGACATCGAGCGCTGGACACCGGACCTGAGCTGGGGGATCAGCACATCGGGTTCAAACAAGAGACGGCTCAACGCGTTCGAGTCAGGCGCAGACATCGTCATCACAAACCACGACGCCGTCAAGTGGCTGGTCAAGAATAAGCACCTGCTCGCCGACTTCGACGTAATCGCCATCGACGAATCCACCGCGTTCAAGCACCGCACGTCCGACCGTTCAAAGGCTGCACGCGAACTGGTCAAACTGTTCGACTTCCGCATCCTGATGACCGGTACACCCAACAGCAACGGGGTGTGTGACGTGTGGCACCAGGCCATGCTGCTGGACGGCGGCGAACGCCTCGGTCGCATGTTCTCCGGCTTTCGCTCCCAGGTCTGCGCCCCGGTTCAGGTTGGCCCTGACCCGCGCATGGTGAAATGGATCGACAAAGAAGGTGCCGAGGACATCGTCGCCGAGCGCCTACGCGACATCACGGTGCGTTTCAAATTCGAGGACTGCATCGACATCCCGCCGAACGTACACCACATGATGCACGTCGACCTGCCAGAAAAACTGATGCGGCAGTACAGGCAGCTTGAACGTGAGGCGATGCTCGCACTGGAAGACGCCACGATCAACGCCATCCACGCCGGCGCCAAGGCGCAGAAGCTGCTGCAGCTATGCTCCGGCGCTGTCTACGACGAGGATCACGTCGCGCAGCTGTTCAGCACAGACCGGTACGAACTGGTCATGGAACTGGTGCACGCGCGGCAGCACTCAGTGGTCGTGTTCAACTGGCGGCATCAGCGCGAACAACTCGTCGCGCTGGCCGAAAAAAGTGGCATTGCCTACAGCGTGATCGACGGCAACACGCCCGTTGACGCGCGCACCAAGGCCGTCGACGCCTTCCAGGCGGGCGAACTACGCGTGCTGTTTGTTCATCCGCAGTCAGCCGGCCACGGCCTGACGCTGACACGCGGGTCAGCCACGATCTGGGCCAGCCCAACGTACAACGCGGAGTGGTTCCAGCAGGTCAACGCGCGTATCTACCGTGCGGGCCAAACCGAAGCCACTGAGACCATTATGATTGCAGCGAACGACACCAAAGAAACCGAAGTGTACGAAGCGCTGCAGGGCAAGCGCGAACGGATGTTCAATCTGCTCAGTGTCTTCGCCAACACAACAGGAGGCGCGTGATGAAACCGCTCAAAGCTGAACCCTTCGCGTACGTGCTGCTGGCAGCCGCCGCGCGCGCGTACTACGCCAATCCAGCGATGCGGGATGACGCAGCCGCATTCGCAACCATGCTGCTAGCCAGCGTCGAGTTCGACCCAGCACTGATGGGCGCAGAAACCGCCCGTTTTGCCAAAGAGATGGAAACAAACATAAACACAACGCACGACAACGCCCAAACGATCATTCACTGAGGAGAGCACCCATGACCACTATCGAATCCGCCATTAACGAAAACACCGCTACGCAAGTCGACATCGACGACGTTGTGCCGACGCCGATTGACACGCTCAAAAGCGCCGTTGCCGCACTGGCCAAGGCCGTCAATACCAAGGCAAAGCAGACCAAGGCCGCAAACGAGCTGCGCGAGCAGATCGACGCTGTTCGCGGTCACATCGCCACGGCAGCCACCGATGGCAACGACGACGGGCTGCAGGCGCTGACGAAAGACCTGCGCAAGCTGAACAACAAACTCGACAAGGCGCTGGACGACATCGCCACCACCGAGCTCGACATTCCGCGGCTGAAACTGGCCGTAACCACAGCACTGGAGGTTGTATGAATGCAAAAACCGACCTGAGCCTGGGCCAACTGGCCCGCATGGCCTATGACATCCGCGAAGAGAAACGTGATCTTGACCGACAGAGCAAAGAGTGCGGCGCACGGCTCGACGAGATCAAGGCGCTCATCTACGCGAAACTCGAAGAAGCCGGTGTTGATCGCACCGCCGTTGACGGCATCACACTGTCAAAGTCAGACACGGTCGTACCGACAGTCGAAGACTGGGATGCACTCGGGCAGTTCATCGTCGAAAACAACATGCTCTACCTGCTGCAGCGGCGCGTTTCAGCTGCCACGTGGAAGGAGCTGTTGGAAGATGGCGTTGACGTCCCCGGTATCACCGCATTCACCAAGCAGGACGTGAATATTCGCGCTTCCTGACGTGAAAAATAGTGGCAATGCCACTATACTGGAGCGGTTGCCCACGCAACCAGGCTCAAAAACGAACGAACGAACGAACGAAAGGAAACTACGACGATGGCCAAGTCAATCGCAACCTTCACCCAAGGCTCCACCATCCCGGCTCACTTGCAGAACGGCGCGGGGCTCGGTAACGAGAATGTCGACGCCAGCGCGCTGACCATCCCGAAACTGGACATCATCCAGTCGCTCTCTCCGCAGAAGCAGAAGTCCAGCCCGAAGTACATCGAGGGCGCTGAAGAAGGCAAAATCTTCAACTCGCTGACAGGCGAGCTGTACGACAACGTCTTCGTCATCAACCTGATGTACGAAACGCAGTTTGCCGTGTTCAAGCAGCGCAAATACGGCGCTGGTTTTGAAGGCGCCTTCGACACAGCTGAAGCCGCGCACAAGCACCTGGAGGTCAACGACCTCGACCCGAAGCAGTACGACGTCGTCGAGACCGGTATCCACAAATGCCTGATGCTGGACGAGAACGGCCATCCGAAGCAGCCGGTGCTGATCTACATGGCAGGCAGCAAGCAGCGCGTGTCCCGTGCCTGGAACACCAGCATCCAGCTGGAAGGCAAAGGCGCCGATCGCTTCGCCACCGTGTGGACGCTGAGCACAGTGGAAGAGACCAACAAGCAGGGCCAGCCCTACTTCAACTTCAAGGTCGATTTCGCAGGCTTCGCCGGCGAAGAGCTGTACAACGAAGCGAAGAAAAACTACTTCGCGCTCAAAGGCGAACCCGTGCCAGCTGAGCAGTGATCCAACCGCGCCGCCGCTCCAGGCGGCGCTCATTCTTTCCCGCCTGACCATGAACGAACACTCCTTCATCCGTGCAATCCACAGGCTGCTGCCGAAGCACGTCTACCGGTGGAAGATCAACGACAACTTCGCCGGCGGGGTTGCCGACGCATATTACAGCGGGGTTGCAGGCGATTTATGGATTGAGTATAAATTCGTGTCGTTGCCGAAAAGAGACACGTCGAAGGTTATCTTTGGCGCGTCCGCGCAACAGATACGTTGGTTGTGCCAGCGAAAACAGGAAGGCAGGCGTGTGTACCTGGTTGTGGGATCAGACGAGGGGTGTCTGATCGTCGACGAACCAGATGTTTGGCGAAAAAATAGTGTCAGTGCCGCTTACTTCAGGCGCAATGCAGTTGACAGAAAGGTAATTGTCGACTTAATTTTAAGTAGCACAACATTTAATAAATAATTTGAACGGTTACTCGCAGTATTGAATAGCCGTTTATTAATCGCCTAAACACGCACACAAAAAGCCGAGGACACCACACATGGCCACTAAGCGCCACATCACTGAGCGCGACATCGAAGCCGCGCGCAACCTGAAGCGAATCTATGAGCATCGGAAATACGGCACCGAGCGCATGACGCAGCGAAAACTGGCCGACCTGATGGGCTTCAAGCAACAAGTCTCCGTCAGCCAATACATGAACGCCAAGATTCCGATGAGCCTGGAGACAATTGCGAAGTTCGCCCATCACCTCAACGTAGATCCCACCGAAATCAGGCCGGACTTCTTCGAACAACTGCCCGTTAACCGCACTAAGCGGCCGTTCTATAGCGTAGTGGTCAAGAAAACACTGAGTGGAGAACAGCCGCTGGAGCAGTCCATACAAACGACGATAAAGGAAGTATCAGCTGTGAATCACTATGCAGTTAAAGCGGACACGCCCATCTACCGAAAAGCCGGGATAAGAGAGGACGCGATGCTGATAATCGCGGAGGGTGTCGAGCCACTGGTCGACGACGACGTATACGTCGAACTGGCCGACGGAACCAGCATGCTGGCGACCTACATGGGCACAGACAGCGCGGAGTCACAGCACATGCTGCGCGAGTTGTCGACAGGCGAGATTCGACAAGTCGCGTTCAGTGACCTCACCACTTTTGACGTAATCGTCGGCGTTGAAAACCCGAAACGGGACCGAAAACCGCGTTAACCGCGGTTTTTTCTATGCCAACAAATAGAGGCATCGCCACAGTTTTGATAAACGGAACCAATATGCCCAAACTACTGATCCTTGGACACGCACAGCACGGAAAAGACACCGCGGCGGAATACCTGCAGCAAGCGTACGGCGTAACATTCGAGAGCTCGTCGTTGGTCGCATGCCGAGAGTTTCTATGGGAAGACGCGGCGACGCAGGGGATGCCGTACGCGACGCCCGAAGCGCTATACCTGAACCGCGACAAACACCGCCAGTGGATGTACGAAAAGATCCATGCCTACAACACGCCTGACAGAACCGCGCTGGCGCGGCTGATACTGAAAGACCACGACTGCTACTGCGGCATGCGGCATAAGGAAGAGCTGGATGCGTGTAAAGCCGCCGGATTGTTCGACCTGATTCTGTGGATCGACGCGTCCAAGCGAAAGCCAGCGGAGCCGTCGACCAGTACCACAGTGACGCCCGACGACGCAGACGTCGTCATCGACAACAACGGCGCGATGTACGACCTGTTCGATCAGCTCGACAAGGCGTGGAAAACAGTCACAGCACAAGGAGCCGCTTGACAATGTGGGTCCGTCAGAACAAATACTTTGAACTGACCGGCGAAAAACGCGCAACTTTTAGTAAACTGCGAGCCGACGGACAGCTCGCGGACGGAATCCATTATCGACTCGATCCACTCGGCCGCGTGTGGGTCAATACCGAAGCAATGACAGCATGGGTAACAGGACAGGCACCAAGAAGAAACTCCCGACGGGCGTAACCACGCGGCGTTATGCCTCCGGGCGTGAAGTCATCGTCATCACCTTCACCTATAAAGGCCGCACCTGCCGCGAAACCCTGAGCATCGAACCGACGCCGCAGAACATTCGCTACGCCGAGCAGCTGCGCGCGTCTGTCATGCTCGCTATCACCAAAGGCACGTTCGACTATGCCGAGTTCTTCCCGGACTCGGCCAACGCCGCGCGTTACGGTTCGAGCGAATACGGTCGAAAGACCATCGCTGAGTTGTGCCAGGAGTGTCTGGACGACGCGCGGGAGATCAAGTCACTGGAGCTCAGCTCGCTCAATGTACGACAGCGCTATGTCGATCTGCACATAAAACCCTACCTCGGGCACCTGACACTGCCGGAGCTGCGAACGTCGCACATTGAAGACTGGATAAAAACCTCGGGGCTCGCCAAAGCCAGCGCCGTTACTGCGCTCGCAACGCTGCGCACAGTCATCAAACGTGCGATGGCCGACCGCGTCATCCAGGCGAACCCGATCAGCTTCATCGACTGGACGCGCGTTCAGTCGAAAGCGCAACGCAACCGTCGCGCGAAAGACAAGATAGACCCGTTCAGGGAAAGCGAGATAGCCGCCATACTGGCCAACGCGAACGACGAACGCAACGCTTTTACCGTCGCGCTCTACACCGGCGTCCGCGTGCAGGAGCTGCCTGTGCTGAAGTGGGCGAACATCGACTGGGAAAGGCAGACGATCCTGGTCGACGCCGCGCTAGGTCGAGGTGACAAGGGCCGCAACTACCCGAAAGGTACAAAGCGCGACAAAGAGCGGTTCGTGTTTCTGCTGCCGCCGGCGCTGGAGGCGATCAAGCGGCAACGCGCAGTGACCGAAACGCACTCCGAGTACATATTCCTTGACCCGAAGACCGGCGGCCTCTACGCGTTGCAGACGCTGGCCGATCGTTGGCGATCAACGCTGCGCCGTGCGCGAGTGCGCTACCGCCCGATCAAACAGACCCGCCACACGTTCGCGTCGCAAGCGCTAAGCAAAGGCGAACGCGAAGCGTGGGTCGCAGACCAACTCGGCCACGCCGATCTGCAGATGCTGCGCGACCACTACGGGAAGTGGATACCGGAAGAAAACGGCGCCGCATACACGCTTCGCGGTGACTGGAATTTCGAGAAAATCTGCACCGATTCTGCACGCAAAGAACAGGGCGGTTAATCCGCCCTTTTATTTCAGCCACTTACGGCGTTTTCTTGTACCACAGAGATGTATTTTTGGCTACGACGGGTCCGGTCCATCACCTGACCGACCAACTGACCACAGGCCGCATCCACATCATCACCACGGGTACGGCGCACGGTCGTCAGAATGCCGGCAT